TGGTGCACGGTACTTGCGCACCTAAATGATGTAATTTCAAAGTGTTACACGAAAATCGGTAACACTTTGAGCTACTACATTTCTTTACAACACTGATGAGCGTACCAGATGGCTTTCCAGCAATCTTTGATTTCTTGGACGTCAGAATGTCCGAAGTAATCCTCGTCCAAAATCTCATCAATCCGCTTTAAAAGCGCATCCTTGGTTTGCTCACAGCGCATTTTACATAGGTCTTTCGTGTCCATATCAACCTCCATACTTGTTGGCAATTTCAAAAAGGGCATCGATGTCGCTGCGGTCAAAAGAAATACCGTACGCCGTAACTTTGCCTCCTGCTTTGGCTAAGGCCTCGTTGGCCGAGGCACGAGCGGTGTCAAGGTCAATCAAGCCGTCGCCTGTCACTACGCCGAGGTTCTTGAGCAGCGGATTGTTTACTGTAGCCTGGGCCGACTTGGCCACATAGGGCACGAGGAAGCCAAAACCGAACTGCATTGCAGAATCAGGCGCTTTTGTGACGACACGTGTCATTAGGAACTCAGTCACGATGTCAGGGATTTTATTGACGTGTAGGTTCATGATGCCCTCCTATTACGTTAGCCGGCAGTAGTTGCAGTGGCCGGGGTGATTGTCACATTCCCCCACCCAGGACAGATGGAACTATTGGGCACAACGATCTTCGTGATGCTCGACACGGTGTTCTGCAAGCAAGCGATTGCCGCAGAGTTCGCAGCAATCCCTTGGTTAGCCGTGGCGGCAACGAGGTCAATCTTGCCGGCAGTCTGCGCTTCACGAACACGCATATCAGCGATTGTGCGAGCGATTTCCTCGAAACGCGAGTTGGTTTTCGCGTCAGATTCGCGCGCGGCCTTGAAGACCTCGATGCCGACCTTGTCCGAGTATTTTTCGGCGTTGAGTTCGGCAATCTTAGAGTTCAAAGAATCGACGTAGGCATTGGTATTTCCGCCACCAAGGATTCCTCCTAAACCACCCAAACCACCGTTAAGCAGAGCGACAGAAAGGCCTGCGATTCCAAGTCCCAGAGCGCTTCCTGCCACACCTTTAGAGGCAAATTCAGCCATAGTAATCTCCTTAAAAGAGAAAACTCTTAGGTTTACTTAAAGCTCGCTTGGCTTAAAAGAGGTGGCTCAGAGGCCTTGGAATTACGGACCTGCAATAGGTTCCGGTTGCACGTGCAGGGAGGGGAAACTGAAAACAACCACTGTCTTACATCGTCGGCACTGAATGGAGATTGTACCGATTAAATCATCAGACATATCGAAGAGCCGTTTATGGCACTTCGGACATCGCACGATTTCCATACCGTTCTCCTTAATAAATTTTTTGGCAGAGAGTATCTGCCAAAACTCATAATAGTCTTTTTAAATCAAAGAGCAATCCATATTTCATACTAGTTAATAACCCTGACGGAGAAAAGCGTTCAGGATTTTAAAAAGTACGTGGTAGCGTCTGCCCAACGAAAACCGGGAGTTTCTCATGTTGCGAGAGTTCTTTTACGACCTACTACCGAACTATTTGGAACGGATCGTTCTTAGCATTGGCGCTTGCATTGGCTATGTCTGGGCGCTCGCGTTCGACAATGTTCATTTAGCCATGCAATGGTTTCTCGTGCTGATGTTAAGCGATTATTTATCGGGCGTGTATCAAGCACTGCGGCTCGGCGAGTACGACAGCAAAAAAGGCGCAAACGGGTTGATCAAAAAATTCATCATCTTGTGGCTCTGCGCTCTCGCACATGGTCTTGACGTCATCATCGGTATCACGATTATCCAACAAGTTTTTGTCGGCGCGTTCGGGCTAAACGAGATGATGTCAATCATTGAAAACGTGGGGCGCGTACATCCCGGACTTGTACCGCAACAAGTGCAATGTTTTTTAGAACGGCTCAAAAATAGGACGACATTCAGATGACCTACTCACCTTTTTCTTCTTACGACCCCAAAATAGCGCTCGACTTCATCCGCAACGAAGAGGGCTGCAAACTCAAAGCGTACCAGTGCTCTGCGGGGCGATGGACAATCGGCTACGGCCACACGGCAGGCGTGACCGAGGGCATGGCGATTAGCCAAGCACACGCCGAGGAATTGCTCCGAGCCGACGTGATTGACTGCGCTGGGCGTATGGCTTCGTACATCAAAGCGCCGGTCACGAAGTGGCAATTTATCGCTTTGGTGAGCCTGTCGTTCAACGTCGGCGACTTACGACGCAAAGCGCCGAAACTTCTTCACTACCTTAATGCTGGACAAGAAGACAAGGCCGCGCACGAGTTTCTTGATATCTGCCGAGCCGGTGGTCGCGTGGTCGAAGGGCTGAAGCGTCGCCGTGAGAAAGAAGCAAAGATGTTTTTGAGGGCTGACACATGAGCACGCTTTTAAATATCCTCGCACTACTCAAAACAAACTCACGGACAGCGCTAATCGTCGTCCTATGCCTCGTGTCGGCGTACATGGCACATTGGCTCACCAAGGCGCGCTACGAGGCTCAGATTGCGACTGAGCGCGAGCAAACGGCATTGGCAATCAAAGAACAGGGGAAAGACTATGAAAGACGATTATCTGAAGCGACTAGCAAACTCATTTTGGAAAGCCGTCGGGCTGATGTTGCTCGTACTGAGCGTGACGATTTGCTTAACCGGTTGCGCGTCGCAAATGCCCGTGCCGACGAAGCGTCAGCAAATCCCGAGCGCTCTTATCGAGCCGAGTACGCCCAGTGCCGACGCTTTCTCAGCGAGGGTGCAGGACTTCTTAGCGAGGGCGACGACTTGGCTCGAAGAATCGCAAGAGAAAAAGACGCGCTAGCTACCCTCGTACACTAGATGTCGTATGTGCAAAAAATGCACATATAGAAAAGCCCCCGATATCGAGGGCTTTCTCAGTTTCTCAAACTGCGGCACACGTATCCGACTGCGCGGCTTTTCCACGGGCGGAGGGGGGCTAGGCGCATCTGACAGTAAGAACCGAGCCAATCGCGTCCTGATAGCCCTTTTTACTGCCCAGGGCGTATGCGATACTTTTCCTTACTAAGAGAGACCGGAAACGTGCTGACCATTTTTTTCAGGTCGAACCGCCAAGCAGCGTCCCCTTAACCTCAAGACGAATTTTACTTAGATTCTCCTTTTTGTGTTGCATCACAAGTTTGTGATGCTAACTGCTTTCTAACCCAGCACGATCCTCCGAGCGCGAGCAGTTTTTGTTTCTGCTCGGAGGTCATTGTCAGCTGCACACGAGCGGGGAACTCTTTCCCCTTCGGGCGACCTGCGCCCTGTCTGGCACCACCTTTCATTCCAACGCTCCGGCGACCGCTCGGCGCAAGTCCGCCATCTGCTCGTCAAATTCCGGCTCGCCCTCATACGAGTCGCGCACTGACTTTTCTGCGTCGGCGAGCGTTTCATAGACGACGACATTGTCGTCGTCCTGCGCCGTCCAGTGGGCAAGCGTTCTTTGCGCCAGTGCCTCTGAGGCGCATTCTATAAATGCCTCATAACTTGCACCCTTTAGTTGAAGTACGCTTTTTCCTTCCGCCTTGAAAAGCGGTAGGTTGTGATAGCCCTTGCGACCGTAAGTCTCGTAGGCTTCGTTGGCTGTGAGGACTTGCCAGCCCTCAAGCGTACTAAAGATAAATTTTTTCATTATTCCGCTCCCTTTCCAAAGCACTTTTCGAGCGCTTCGTAAAATTCGTTTTCCTCGCCGTGTTTGGCGAGTTCGACCACGTCGAGGCAATTTTCCTCGCCCCAATCGAGGAATTTTTTCACATCCTCGCCGGTAGCCTGCGAGCCCATCGCATCCAAGAGCGTGCGCTCGTCCTCGGGCGAGCAGCCGAGCATATCGGAGCGGTTCTTTTCGAACCAAGCCTCGCCCCACTCCTCGGGCGTATCGCCATCGAGGTTTTCGGGCGACGCCCATTCCCACGGCGCGCCCCAAGGGGTCGCGCACTCCCAATCATCGACGCCGATATCGTCGGCGTTTTTGAAGCCCTCAACGAACTCATCGCGCTCGGAGTCTGTAAATTTACTAAAATCGACTAACATGTTGCCCTCCTTTTGATTGATGATTGAATTCTATACGCATTGAAATCAAAAGTCAAGGGCATACCACGGTAGGCTATGATTTCCTCGATCAATTAGCCGAAGGAGAAAAAAATGCGCACATGGATGTGGAAGTCATACCCCAAAGAGCTAACGTATATCGGCTATCTAGCAATCATCACATTCTTGCTTATTTTCTGGGCAGGTTGCTACCACGTTGCCTCGCTCCTCGGCGACCTGATGCAGTGGCTGACAGGTAGCGACACGCCCGACAATGTGGTGAATGCACTGGCAACAGCGTTCGTCGTCTTTTTCTACGGAATCCATTGCGAGATACTCAGATACAAGGAAGACGATACCCAGGGCGCTTACGCAATGATTCTCGGTGTAGCGTTCCTTATCCTCGCGCTCGGATGGGAAGCGCATTCGTTGTTTTGATACAGCGCTAACTCCTGGTACCGCAAATACAGCGACGGGTGGATTGAGCAGGGGGGAAAGACCACGGGGAGTAGCGGGGTTACCCTAACGTTCCCGCTCGCATTCAGCAACACAAACTACTCGTTTGTTTGCAACACACAAGGGAACTCTACGGGCTACGGCTACAAGCGTTCTGCTTGGATTAGCTCACGAACAGCAACGACGGTTACTCTCGGCTCAGACGCAGGCGACCCTGCTGTGTGGTATGCCTGTGGCAAATAATTATTTGCCCCAAGCAACGACAGGGATAGATAAAGTGGCGTTGGCGCTATAGTCTTCTTGCGATACCGAGAAAAGCACCTGTGTTTTATTCACACCTGCAAAGGATACTGTCGCATAGTAGGTGTTACCTGAGTCACCCCCTGTGTCATACGAGCCCGTGGCAGATGCCGGACCTCCGATAGCATACCCGTAAACAGCGGTAGAAAAAGGAATTGCTAGAGTAACGCGGTTATTGTTAGATGGCCACGTAGAGGTAGAGTAGAAAAAAATACCTCCCTGCTCAATCCACCCGTCGCTGTATTTGCGGTACCAGGAGTTAGCCCTGTAAGACTCGGCGACGACGGTTAGCCCTCCTGTGAGACTCCTTCCGCACCACGTCAATGTGCCATCGGGTGAGCCTGCAAGCGACTTTACCCCTGTGGTGGCATCCATAGCGCTTAAATAGAACGAACCAGCTGGGATTATCAGACCTGTGAAGTCTGTACTAGTTAGAAAAAGCGTCGCAGATTTCTTAGCGGAGAATTGGCCTGTATTCCCAGGAATGAGCGAAATACATCCGTCATTATCGGCGCCAATGATTTCCATCACTTTCTCCCCGGCGGGTCTTGTTAACAGATGAACATCTGCCGCGAGCCCTTTCGTCGCAGAAAGCTTCATACTCTTTGTGTTTGTTCCGTCACCTGCACGAAGATATATGCCCGGCGTATTGCCTGTCGTGTCTCCGTCTTTTTTTTCTCCGTACAACGCCATAACGGTTGTCGCATCGCCACGCTTCGCCCAAATGTCCAATCCGTTGGGTCGTGACTGCGAAATCTCCGAACCCCATCCGAACTTGATGCCTTCTTTATAAGTCTCAGTAGAGCCAGAGACGGGGACAGTTGTACCATTGATTGTTACCGAGCCGTTAACCGTACCACCGCTCTTCGGCAGGTAGTCCAGGTCAGGAACGATGCTCTTATTCAGTTTGTCCCCCGCTCCGTTGTTCTGGAAAAGTTTCTGAAGTAGTTTCGGGAATGCCATGATTATTCTCCGTCGGTAGTCGGTTCAGTTTCGGTTTCGGTCTGGTACGGGACAGTCCACAGCGCTGTCTGCGCTTCGCCCGCAAGCTTCAGCGCTTGAGCAAGTTGAGCCACTGTCGGCGTTGCCACTGTATTGTCAGCCAATACCCAAACCTGCGTTGTGCTTTGGGCAATGCCAAGTGCCTGCGCCCCAGCGACCACGCGGCTCATGCGGTTCTGACTTGTTTCGTCAGCGTCAAAAACCATACCGTCAACAGTTACAGTGAGTTTGCTAACAGCCTCTGCTCGCTCTTTCTTGGCTTGCGCAAGAACCTCGGCCGCTTCTCGCTCGGCAATCTCTTCGGCTGTTGGCTCGGGCGGTTTAGGAATTGCAACCACTTCGTAGTAATCACCCTTGTCCTCAATCGTCGCCCAGCCATCTTCGTTGCACCATTGCGCCGCCTCGGCGTACTTCTTATACGTATTCGGAGCGGGGTTGTCGACAAGTTCGTAACGCGGTAACTCTTCAGTACCCACGTTTTGCTCAATCTTGTCGTCCTGCAACGGCTTGGCGAATTGCGTTCCGATGTAACTTGTTTCAGACATGTGTTTCTCCTAAGCCGTCCTACGCCACGCGAGGAGTGCGTAAGCCGGCGGTTGTACTGTTGTTGATTTGCCGTAGATTGCCGACGAGCGAGAGGCGTCGAAAGTGAAGCCGTTATTTAGGTTGTATGTAGTTCCCAAATTGAAGTTCCCTTTTCCTCCGCCAAAGTGGAATGCGCCTGTTGCGGTAACCGACGTGTCACGTGAAACCATGTCTCCGTAGAAACTTCCCGTGATATTCGGCAACCCGGCGTCAATCGTCGTGCCCGCTCCGTGCGTTGTGTCGGCTGTCTGTAAGCACACGCTCGCTGGCAGTTTCTCCCACGTGCCACCGAACTTAGTAGACGGGTTCTCGTCTTTGATGGTCAGGTAAATGCTCCCAACGGGGTGTGCGTCTAAGAGCGCACGCTTGACCGCCGCCTGAACAGCCTTCTCGATTGTCTCCTCAAACGTAGCCATTACGCTGTTCTCCGCCAAATGTTCACGGCTCGGTAGGGCGGCATATTGTTGTGGGATGCGCCACCACCTGTATTGGCAGTCTCAATTGCCTTCCCTGTTTCTAGATTGCCCTCATTCAGCACGTGGTCGACTCCAGTCGTTGATGACATCTTGCGAGCGGCGGCAATCATAAATTGACTATCGCCATACCAAGAACCCCCTTTGTTTGCATCCCCCGCATTGAAGAATGCGACTGTGATTCCGTTGTAAGTTAGAGTCTTGATTGTCGAGTTGTGCGTGTGGCTTGGCATTTCATTCACCGTTAGTTTGTGCATATCCTCGCCTCCCTCACTTCCAACGGAGTACGACGCATTTGCGCCGAGCAGGAATCGCCCTTCCAATTTTTGCCATACCCCCCCCCCTAAAATTTCGTGAGGGTTGTCGGCGGATTCCGTGATGAAGTAACTCCCGACGGGATGTGCCCGTAACACGGCCACTTGTATTGCTTTATCCACCATTTCTTCCAATGTCGCCATTACCCAATCTCCGCAACATATTTCGCATAAGCCGAATTAATCGACGCCTGAAGGTTCGTGACTTGCGCCTCGTCCGCTTTCCCATCAATCGCCGCTTTCACCACTTTGTTCTGCACCGCATTGGTCGAGGTCGCAGACAGCGCGCTGTCAATCGCATACGTCGGCGTCGGTGTGACGCTCCCTGCGGTCTTGAACTTGACGATGACAATCTCGCTACCAACAGGAATCACGTCGGCAAACTGCAACGTCGTACCGCCCGTGATGCCATACGTCACGCCATCCACACCTAAAACGCTATTGACGAACACCATCACGTAGGCGCACGTTCCGATGTCATACGACTGCGCGCTCGTCGCCGCCTCTGTTATCGTGTGCGTCTCGGCTTCGATGGTCGTAGTGCCACCGCCCCCTCCCGTGCCTTCAATCGCAATCGGGAGGATTCCGCTCGCAGTTTTGACGTACAGACTGTCGGTCATTTATGCGCTCTTCAAAATAATCAGTCCGCCGTTTCGAAGATTCGCGGGCACGTTGTCAAGCGTGCTTACTACGCACGAATCGATGTACGTTTCTTTGATCGTGACCTTCTTGCCTGATGCTGTAATCGTCACACCCTCGCCTGCCTCGATTTCTAAAGTGTCCTGCTTGGCTGTAGCCGTGAGCGTTGTCTCGCCCACTTTCACTTTGGCAAAGGCGTTCTGGTTGACTTCAGCGCCTGTGGCGACGCCTTCGAGCTTCGTGCGCTCGGTCGCTTTCATCTTCACGTAGGTCGTGCTGTCAGCCACGGAGTCCAAATTGTCCGTAGCCTTCATGAAAGCGCCTGCTGCCTCCACATTGTCAGCGTCCGTCTTGTCTGCGCCTGTCTCGATGCCTGCAAGTTTCGTGTACTGCGCAGCCGTCATCAGACCATCGGCCTTGTCGGTCGCAGGTTTGTACTGCGTGTCCGTAAACTGCGCATCCGCCGGCACGGACTTACCGATTGTGAAACCGCTGTCCTTAATCTTCGAACCGCCTGTGCCATCGAACACGGCCACGTGATTGGCAACGCTCGTGGACGGTCCTGTCACTGCACCGTCTAGGTTCTTCTGCAAGACAGTCCAATCCGAATTGGATGCGCTCCCACTTGCGTAGTCCTTCACACAGATGATGTAGTCGCCCGCTTCGCACACGTTGCCGGCATATGTGCCTGCCTCGCCCACGATGTACTGCCAACCCGCTTTGTATGCAACGGTCGGCAATGGCGTCGTCGAATTGACTGCGCCGCGAAAGTGCACGCCTGCATCAATCGCCTGATTGAGTTTTGTGCGGAGCGCAACGATTTCCGTTTCGACGTTCGATACTGCGCCCTCGACATTATTAATGGAAACCTGCGTCGCTTTTGTGGCCGGCGCAAGAGGCGTGTTTGTTGCACCTTCGTGCGAGTAAAGTGTGGTCTCAACTAAGTTCGCCATGATTAACTCCCTGCGCTTTCAGCATCTTTGTAAACAACCTTCTGGCTCAGTTCTGCCACGGCGTCATTGGCAGCCTGCGCGGTGTTGATCGCATCGGCCACATCCGCCTTGCCGAGCGCGGCAACCCACACGTCAAGCTCATCGCCCGACTTCGCATCGAAGGTCAATTTGAATTTGGTCGATTTGGTATCCGTGTTCCCGACTTCCGTGAAGTTCGTGCCGATGTAGCACGTCAAGCCGTTGTATCCGACACGCAAGTGGTGACGGCCGACAACGTAGTAGATTCCGCCCGGAATCGTGATTTCGGTATTCGCTGCAACGTCAGCCGTAAGCGTCCACGTTTTCTCAGCGCACCCCGTGGCGTTGACCGCCAGCACGGAATCCGTTTTGTCGTCAATGCGTGCAATCTGTGTATCGGTGTGGGCCGTGAGCTGCGCCTCCAACTCAAGCTCCTTGGCAGGCAGCTCTGTAGCCGTTTGCTTGGCATCCAAAGCGTAGTGCTTGGCGCTGTAGTCAATGTCCTGGACCTTGCCGTCGGTCTTGGTGGCCCATTGCTCGGCAAGCGTGGCGGAGGCAGCACTTGCTGCCGCACTTGTGCCGGCTTGGGCAGCGAAACTGCTTGCTACTTGCTCTGCCGAGTCTGCGGCATGCTGTAGTTTCGAGACAAGTTCTTCAGGCGTTTGGCTCGATGTAGCAGGTACCGAGACGGTACGGTCGAGGCGTTCTACCAACTGCTGGATATTTGCCACGGCTCGATCGTGCACGGCATTTAACACGCTCGGCATGAAGCGGTCGTAGTTGGTAAGGCTTGTCAGTTGGGAGTACGGCACGTTCGAGAGAATCGCCAAGGCAAACCCCGGCATTAGAAGCGAACCTTCGCTTGTCTGCGCGTTCCCGGTTAACGTAATCGAGCCGCCCGGTGCTGTGTCCTGCTTACTCAAATCAATCGAGACGGTGTAGTCCGTTCCGTACGCAAGTGTCTCGGCACCGCCTTCCAAGTCTGCCGATTCCGAGCGTACTACTTTGATGTCGCTGTAGGCAAAGACTTTGAAGGTGAAAGGGAACGGACCGACTTGAGGCGTCTGTGTCTCATTGATAAAGGGTCCTGCTTTTCGGGTAATTGCTGCTACAGTCATGTTGAACCTCGCAATGGCTTAAACATATCTTCTCACCTATTTCCAAAAATCTTGAACGCTTTTTAGCGTTTCGAGTATCCGAAGAGGTAGGCCTTCCAATCTGTCGTATCTCCCTCGTCGATGGCCTGCTTGCCACGGAGGTAACGATTGACCGGCACAACAGGAATCGGAACGCCCGACCATTCAGTAAACACCGTGATGGACTGACGGATAAAGGCAGGGTCAATTTCCTCACCGCTTTCCTTGTTCCATTCCTTCATGGCCTTCTGGAACCATCTACCGCTATCGTTAATCTTTTTAAAACCTGTCGGCCCTTGGTAGTTAAGCACAGGCGTGTCCGCGACCACGTCGGCTACCGATGCAAGTTCACGCAAACCGACGAAAAGGCTCATGTTGAAATTGATCGTGTTGGTTAGCATGGCATTCTGCATCCGGTCCCAATATGCATCGTCATCGTCATCGGGCGGTTGCACCTTAAGGGCTTCCCGAATGAACGTTTCGATAACCGGCTGAGCTACGAGAAGAAGCATCAAGTCACGAGCTGCTGCAAGTGTGCCCTTGGTTTCCATCGTCAAACGAGCCAGGTTGTACGTGGTATTAAAGAACGTGTAGAACACGGTAAGAAGCTGCACCCACGCATTGCTGCGCTCTACACCTGATAAGTCTTGGTAGCGACCCGAGCCTTGCGCCTCGATGAGCATACGGTCCGCCATGGCCACCGCTTCGGCTTCGGCCTTGCCTTCAGCTAAGGCCTTGTTGTACGCACCCATCCAGGTCGGTAAGTCAACAAGCATCTGCACCATGGCGACCGGCATGTAGGCCATACGAGCGAAGCCATCGTAAAGCTTATTGCCGCCGCTTGCCGTGTAGCGTTGAATCTCGGCCACTTCGCGGAATTGCGTGCGGATACGATCTTGGATAAGAAGGCTCTTGGAGGCAGCAAACTTGTACGAGCCCATCGGGCCCTTAGTCACGAGATCTCCGAGGCCCGATAAGGTCCACTTGCCACCGAGGGCCACGACCGTCTGCGTGATGCCGACCGTTTGGATAGCGGCCGTTACCAAGTTAAAGCCGATACCGACAAGTGAGATGTTCTTGCGGAACATCGTCGCAATGCCATCCTCCATGCGCCCCTGGTTGCTTTTACCGACCGCCGTATCTTTAATCCATTGGCGAATGGCCGCGACAGTATCTGCGCCGTAGTACTCGCGGATAGCATTATCGAGCGTGCTGTTGCGTCCGAAGAGTCGCCGAGTATCTGTCACCCACTCATCCCAACACACGTCGTGGATTGTGTTCTCAAAGCCTTCGAACGCACCGCGAAGCGTGAGCGTTAGCGGTGTGCTCATATCGACTTTTTTAGCACGGTCCTTCAAGTGCCCTTTCCACGTAGAGGCCTGGCCTTGTACGCCTTTGAGCTCCTGGAGGACCCCCTTGGAGGCGTCGATAGCCTGCCCTCTTGAGCTTGCCAGGCGGTCGTATACGATCGGGTAGTACCCGCCTTTCAGCTGCACGACCTTACCGTCGACGGACGCCATGGTAATCGGTTGCGGAGTTACCCATGCAGGAGCTCTTCCGCGCATGCGGATTTCTTTGGCCTCGACTTCCTTTTGTAAGGTAGCGAACAAATCCCAAACTGCTTGAACACGGTTAAGCTCATCGGCCGTCAACGTCTGTTGGATAAGGCTCAAGACATCGGCTTGTGTGAGTTTCTTGCCTTTCATGAAGCTCCAGCCGTTGGAGTTATCGACCAAGCGTTGGATGTTGCCCTCATTGCCCATGTTAAGGGCCATGACGAAAATCTGCTGTTTGGTAAAGCTCAGCCCAAGACTTCCGTAGAATCGCGGTTTTGTTTTGGCCAAGTCTTTGAACATCGGCTCTAAAGCCTCGAACAGCGCTTTCGTAATCTCGTTCTTTAGTGCAGTTTCTCGGTTTCCGCATTCATCAAACTTACGTGTGATGTATTTGAAGAACCGCCCGTACCCGGGCATAACGCCTTCCATGCAGTTAAAGAGCGACGGAATGCGGCGATGCGAGAGTCCGATTCGATGTAGCTGTTCTTTAATTTGCGCCAGCCTTCCGGTTTTCTCGTAGTTATCCAAGGGCTTTTTGCCGCGCTTGCTTGCGTGGTCCTCGATGCCCTCGGCTAAGTCTGCACGAGCCTCCTCCAAGGCGACACGCTGCCCTTCCACCTCGATGCTGGCCACGTTGCGGCCGAGCGTGTAAAGCTCGTGGACAAGCCCATTGAGGACTTCGAATTGGTCCGCTGTCATACGGTCGAGCGTGAGTTCTCCGGCATCGATTTTCGCAACGAAGTCCGAATCAACGTCGATGCCCTTGACTTCGGCATCTTCAAGAGAAGCCGCCGTATTAAGGTCGTTCAAGAATGCAGCCAAAGACTGACGTTGATTCGCTCCGGCTTCGGGGAACTTGGCAATGCCCACTTTATCTAGGACGTGCTGAATCGCCATCAGGTACTGCGTATCGCACGTCTTTAGCGTCGTGACGCCCTTGAACTTTTTAAAGAATTTAAGAGCCTGTCCAATCTCTCGACGGCGAACCGTGATAACCCGCACGAGTGCCGCCTGGTAGAGTTCACGAATCTTGGCCGCCGCTGCGTTTTTAATGTCGCCCTTGCTTCGTGCCGCTTCCGATTCACGAGCATTACGTGCGGCTTCGGTTGCATGCCGGGTGTGTTCCTTAGACATATCCGCCAAGCGTATTTGACCGACGGCTGTTTTTGCACCTTCTCGGATTTGCGTCAGCACGTCGCCTTTCTTCCCGAGAGCACGGTTAAAGGCCATGGCCTCGATGGAGAGAATGCGCAGACGCGCATCGTTGAAGATGGCTGCATCGGCTGCTTGCTCGATGGATTCGGGGGAAGCGAGCTCTGCGTGTTGCTCCAGCATCTCGGTTGTGGCCAAATCGAATACGCGTTGCGTAGGGTCTCCGAGCTTTAGCAGAGCAAACACCAAGGCGTTAACCGAATCGTAACCGTACTTCTCGGCCACCATCTTGGCGCTCACCCCCTTGGGGTTCGTACCGACCATCTCGGCATCTTCAAGCATCTTGATTTGCGCCGATGTAAGTTTCGGCTCGACGCTTTCCAAGTCCTTCTTTGTAAGTTTGGGCTTAATGCCGTTAATGCCTTCTGTAAGGGCCACGTACGCCCGGTACTCAGGCGAGGCCATGACTTCCTGCCAGATGCGGTCGACAATCTCGTTGTAGATGCGCTGCGCTTCGTCGGTCAATTCCTCGACTTTACCCTGGCGCATTTTTGCGATACGCCGACTTGCTTTCTGCAAGCGCTGCTGTAAATCGTCCACGGCCGTTTCGGAGCTCTCTTGTACGAGGCCTGCGAAGTCTTCTCCCATCTCTTGGGCAATGGCGGCTACCTGCGGGTCGTTGTAGCGCTCGAACTGCGCACGGCGCAAACGGGCTGTCTCCACCTCGGAGGACGAGACGAGTAGCGTGTCGAAAAGCTCTCGGACTTCGGGATTGATTTCCGCTTCAGGAATGTTGGAAACCAGGCGGTACACACCGCGGAGCCATGCAGAGAACGACCGGAAGATCTTCGTTAAAGCCGAACTCGGAGCATTTCCTTCCATGACGTATGCCTCGTACGTGCGCGCGAATTTCTCGTGCATCGGACGTTGCTGATCGACGCTCATCTTGGAGAAGGAATCAAGGTCGGTGCCGAGCCACTTCATAGTCGCTTCAAGGGAATCGAGCAAGTGCTGTTCGCCCTTAGTGAGTTCTACGCCCGAGTCCTTCTTTGCCTTAAGTTTCACGGCAATCCGTGTGCGCATATCCAGGAACATGTGCCCTGTCTCGTGCAGGAACGTCGAGCGGTTAGCACCTGTCCAAGTGGCAATGGCGCGGACATCCGGGAACCATTCGCCGATGGTGCCTTGTGGGAATCCTTGCTTATTTTTTGTACTTCGTGATACAGTTTCACTGACCGAATCGAAGCCCACCGCTCTTTTTTGAGCGGCATCATAGACGCGATTAGGCATGGAGTCCCGCATGTGCCGTAATGCTTCACGCATTCGACCTGCTACCTCACGGGCAGTGGCAACGTCGGGCTTCGACGGCAACTCCCGCAGATAATACGCAGTTACAAAACTAAGTCTCGTCTTTGCGTCTTTCCTGTTTTCATTGTGAGAAACCCGATAGATGCTTTCAAATGTGCGACCTTCTTCGGTTTTCTTTCTAAAGAAAATGGCCGTTTCATTACCCCTCTTTGCGGTACCTTTCGCTATTCCCGCAGTCTCAGCTTCCGCCGGCATATTTAGGGCATCAAGCCAATCTTGTGGCGTTAAGTTATGTCCTGAGTTATAGGGGTGTGCTCGACGATCGCTCGTAATCTGAATTTCTACGTCATCTGCCGGAATGCCTAATTGACCAAGCAGATTGGCAGTTGCCGATGAAAGAGGCGTACGAATTACAAACCTTTCAGAATCCTTGGCGTTGAGCATAAACGAAGCGAGGTCACCATCGAAAACCTTTGACGTCATGTGAAGGGCGTCCGTCTGCTTTCCGGTAAATAACTGCTTCGCCCTATCGGACGTCACCTGTAACTTGCCGTCTGCCGTGCGTGTCGCATCCGCAGAGGTCAGCACCGACTTAGGTCCGTACTCGGCAAACACCTGCTCGGGCAAAACGCCAAGGTCCTTGGCCACTGTGGAGAACAGCGTCTGCAGGTACGTCGTCATAATCTGCCGTGCGCTCTTAGACATGCCTCCGTCTTTAACGTCCGTATTCTCGCCATAGGCTTCGTTGAGCATCGTCTCGACTTGCTTGCCGACGTTCGCAGAACTTGTGGCAAAGTCGCCCGTGACGCCCTCAAGCGTCTGCGCTAAGCGCTCCGATGTTTCCTGCGCGGCCGTTTGCTCAAGGCTTTGTGCCTCCACTAAAGAGGGCATGCCTTCAGGATGCACAACTTCCGCCAAGGCATTGTTCGCGTCCCTGGGCGCGAGAACCGTGAGTAATTCTTCAGGCGATACCTTCATCGATTCGCCCTTAAGAAGCGCTTGCTGGTAACGCTCGGCTAATTCGGGCGATGCACCGGCAATCAAGTCATCTTGGCCGCTTTGGTGGAGCGACTGCACATCGACGTACAAATCCGGTAACTGTGTTTGTGCCTTAATGTTCTTGACGTACTCTGCTGCCGTCTTCGGATCATTGGCCAGTAAGGGAGAAACCTTGGCGTACTGCTCCAATTGCACTGTGCGCTGTGCGAACTCCCGCACTGTTTCTTGCGTAAGACGCCGCTCGGCATTGCGTCCAAAGGCGGCCGTTGCAACATCAATGGGGGACGAAACGAACTCGCCTGCAAACTCGGCTACAACATCCGCCCAGCTCGTGATTCCCCCTTCTGTTATGTACTGTGCCGACGCCTCGCCAGCGCTTCCCATGGCCCCCTGAAGCACAGCCTGTGTGCCCACACTTGCAATCTTCGAAACCCTGTCGCTCATGCCGAGAAACCCCGTGGGCACAATTCGACCGGCGGCGGCAAGTCCGCCTGCGGCCGCATCCCAAAGGGCAACCGCCGATGCGGCATTCTCTGCCTTGGCTTTCTGCAAAGCATACTGTCCGCGATAGTCAGGCGAGGCATACCACGTCATGATGTCCTTAGCATTAAACGAATCAAGTCCGTACTCGCCCATGGCCTCGGCCAATCGTGCGCCTCGCTCAAGGTTGTAGGATGCAATACCTTGCCCGATAGCCGCTGCACCGATACCCCCTGCCGCCGCACCTACTGCAAGCGCCGCCAGCTGCGGAGACTGTTGCACAAGGCTTTCAAGCCCGACGTCTAGAGCAATCGAGACGGGATTTCGCAAAAATGTAGTAATCGCTTGCCCCGCCGTTTGTGCTTGGAATAGCTCCTCCGTTGCCGCCGAATGCGGAAAGAGCTGCTTCATGCCATTGGCCCAAGCCATGGATGCCGCCGCTTTGTACATGCGCTGCATGAGTTCTTTCTTACGCGCGTCGCCATTGGAAAGAAAACGTGCATAAGCGCCTTCGCCTGACGGGTCTTCCTCCGAGCCGAACACCTCGGCAACACTCTTGCCGTCTTTGAGCGATTGCGCGGCATCATCAAGACCTTGCAACTCGGCACGACAATCTTCTAACACTCGCTCGTTGCCAAGAAGCGGCAAGCCGTTCACAAGGCCATATCCGCCACGGGCAATTGCGTTACGAGCGGTTTGCCACTCGCCCCCTTGCCTGCCTGTTCTCGGTGCAATTTTCCACCACAGGCGCTCCCACATGCCCGCCTGGCGTGGGTCGTCGCTTACTTCAGCTGCGAACGTAGGATCGTTCATCATTTGCATTAGGACCGGCGTCTCTTGGTGCATTTTTGCCCAATCGAAAGCGTTCGCCTGTTGCTCGGCTTTACCTGCTGCATCTAGATTGCCGATGACATCCGGCGTTACACCGACGGCATCGGCAAGCTTGACGTCGGACGCTACCTGTTGCGGTGACTTACCGCTCGCAACAGCTTGTGCATAATTGAACTTCGCCGAGGACGGAACTTCTTCACCAAAGTTAGCGTTCGGATTTAAAGACGTTGCGAAGTTGCTGTCTTGCTTAATTGTTAAGTCCATTAGTCACCGCCCCCTTGGAAATCGGCCATTGTGTAGGTAGTCTGTATCGCATCAGGCCCGTAGTACGGCCGTCCGCGACCTGTCGGAGTCCAGCCGCAAAGGATGAGCGCATAACGGTTAAGAAGGTTTCGACTCGTCACGAACTTGCCTTCTCCTTCTAACTGCTTTTGCGCTTCGTTCAAAACTGACTGGCTGATACGGAAATCCGACTTAAGTTCATCAATCGTGATATTTACGCCGTCGGGTAACTCACCGGAGCAAACCGCACCCCAGCACATTTCCTGCTGGTCCTTTGTTCCCGGCACGTTACGTCCGGATATCTTGGCCATCATGCGGTCGGCAAGCATTTGCGTAAGGCTGTAGGCATCCTTCTCCGTTTTATCGGGAAGCTCGGTAAGGGCCATACGAATCGGCACTATGCCGGTTGCGTCCATGTCGCCTTTAAACTTCAACATGAAGTGTTCTAATTCCGCGCCTTTAAGGGGGATTTCCTTTCCTGTACTTGAATACCGCGCTCGACGCTGTGCTTCGTAAGTGACCGCCGTTTGAAGTCGCCAATACATGCCGTTGAACCGCGGCGAGTTCTCCATCTTTCCGCCGAAAAAGACCCTGGCAACGGCCCCCTTTAAATCATCAGCCGCCGGAGCAAAGGCCCAATTCACTTGGGAATTGCTTGCTGCCACGTTGCTTGCGTACTGTTGGTCGACTGCCAAGCCAAGCGACACACGCTCCGTGTTTCGCAGTAGCGTAATCTCGTCTGCTTTGTTCCCCATGAGAGGCAAGACAAACGTTTGGTATTGCTCCTCGCTCATTCGAGCAAGCAAGCCGGGATTGAGTTTGTACTTAGCGTAAGCGTTGTAGTCGGGCGTACCGTCGCCCATGTTGCGCTTATTCCGGAAGTCTTGCACCCGACGTTGCGCACTAATCGGCAGGCTGTTCAACGCCTCGGTCGGCAAGTCCTGTCCGTTTTGCACGGCTGTAATGCAAGCGAAGAAATTTTGCTGGTACTGTTTCTTTTTGTCGTTAAGCCCAATCACGCTTTGGGAACGCAACGTAGCAAGGAATTGCTCACGTGCCAGAGGATTCTTTTTCAAGTAGTCGCCGACCTTCGCATCAAGATACTTGTTTAACTGCTCATCGGTCGGAAGCGGGTTGAGTTTCTCAATGTAGTCCGCCGAACAGGGGTCAAGAATCTTGCCGTCCGAGCCTCGAACAATGCCCTCCTGCGCCTCGCGAATACGCTTTAAAACCTTCCGAGCGTTTGATGTATCACCCTTAACATAGTCCAGCCACTGGTCGGGCTTTCCGGCTTGAGAGGCAAGGTTGACGGCTTCGTCCACCTTCTCCTCTCCCAGTTGGTACGCCACGAGCGCCTTGGCATCGTCGCCATACTGCTTGGCAAGCATATCGGCACGAGCCATGCCGACCTCGTAATTAAACGCACGATTGGTCAAGAATTTGTTCGTCAGCTCTTTGTCACTCAAGCCTTCGACATTTAAGGACTTATTCGCCTTGACGGTCTTGAGCATATCTTCCGTGCGCAGTCCGCTGATGCCATAGCCTCCATTGGCATACTTGGCTACATTCTTGCCATCCCACGATTGTGTATTGTCTCGTGTTAATTCTTGGTACAACACTCCTGTCGGATTCTTCGTGCCGTTGGTCACAACCTGCGAGAGGGTGCTTGCACCGGGGATACTTGCGATGTCTCCGAGTGTCTTAAAGTCCGCCAGGGCTAACGCCATGTAATGGTTCTCTTCGGCCGCTCGCAGTTTCGCTTGGCAGTCGAGCATCGTTGCCGCATCCATGTCTTTGTAATGAGCGTCGTAGATGCTCTTGGCACGGCGAAACCCTCCGATGGGGTCTTTGTCGGTTGTCAGCAGATTCTTGACAAACACCGACTGCCAAAACTTCGATGTGGCTGTTTTCATCGCGGCCGTTGCCGCTTCGCTATCTCGACCGAGAATGTCATCGGCATCTGTTACAGATTGCTTGAGTTGCCCGAACGCAATCCCAATGTCCTCAGGGTTCGTGGCCTGTACGCCCGCAGTAATAGCGTTCGATGTTGCCGTCTCGCACTGCTCCAGCTGATAACGCTTGCCCTCTTGAAGGACGTGTGAGCCCATACCGTTTTGGTACTGCAAGCGCACGCCGAGCCCTTCTTCTCGGGCAAGTTTCATCTGCCGCGGCGTGAGGTTGTTGTTTCGGAACCAGTCGTCGGAAAACTTGTCGTATCCGGCCAGGCCTCGCTGTGTCAGTCCGTTCCCTTGTTCGTCTTGAGCAAGAGCGTTCTTGCCCAATTGCTTTAGGTATCCGTTATCGCCGTAGGTCTGGTCGGAGACGTACTGAAGCATCGCATTCTTGTACTCAAGAACCCGGCCTTGTCCATCTTGTCTTGCGCCTTCATCAAGGCCACACCGACCTTAGAGAAGTCAGGCTTTATGGCCGGGAACATCTTTGAGACATCAAACGGAGTATTTGCGCCTCCGCCGTTGTTTGCCTGAAGCGTTACTTTCGATTCATAAGTAGGGACAACTGCCATATATCACCTGTTGTAGTAGTACCAGCGGTCAGCAACCGTGCCGATAGCTTCTAAGCCAGAAGAAATTGTTTGGGAAACAGCCGTAGCGCTTTGATAGCCTGCGCCCATCACTTGCATATTTGCTTGCATGCCGTACTGTGCGGCCTGTGTGGAATACCCCCACGAGTTGGCCAAGGCATTCGCCTGGATGTTCTTCACGTCAAGCTTCTTGTTCACTTCTGTCGAAGCCGCAACTTCAGCCGCCGAACCCTGACCGAGAGACACGCCGTTGGCAGCCATCGCGGTGCGTTGCTTTGCCTTGATCGCTCCGGCCTCTCGTGTCACCTTGGATATCTGAGACTCGCCTGCACGCAAGGCACTCTCATAGCCTAACTGCATACGTCCTTGGTTAATGCGGTTTATCTCCGCCTGTTTTTCAAGTACGTAGCTTGTTGCCTTGGCGTTAATAAATGCTCCGACAGCCGCACCGATAGCCTGACCGATAGAGGCTCCGATACCGATGTTGCCAAGCATGCCTCCGCTTGCTCCGCCGGAACCTGCACTGCCGCCGCCTGCAACGGCTGTTGTGCCCGGCGCACTCAGCCCCCATGCCTGCAGCGTCTCAGGCGACATCGTGACCATGGAGCCACCGAACGGGAGCGCCGTGCCTCCTGTGCCCAAGCCGGAGAATCCGCTGGGAAGAATGACTTGAGAGCCGCCGAAAGTTAATGCCATCTTGTTCTCCTTACTGTGCGAAGTCCGCCGTTATTCCGACGACAATAAGCGGAAGCGGATACGTCTGCCTGATGCAAAGCTGTCCGTTGCGTTGCCAGGCGGGCGTAATTGCCAAATCCACCTCGTCACTTGTCAGTTCAGGTGCGGTTGCGTAGGCCTCGTTCTGACGCGGCTTGCGCTCGCTTAACGACTCGAATGTGGGACCGGCGAAAATACCGCTTGACCGATACACGCGAACCCACACTTTGTTGATGTTCTTGATGTGCCCACGGGCGTACGAGCCGTCCTGTGCTTGGTAGGCAGCAGGAAGCGTCTGCAGGTCCGAGACGTAGGGCAAACCGATAATGACCTTCTTGGTGCCGACAGGAAGCGTCAGGGTGCCTGTGGCACTTACTGTCTGATTCGGCAACACACCGCCGTCGGCGAGGATAGAGACGGTCTTACCTGCCACGGGGAGCAGCCCCGTAATGGACGTTGTCTCCGTCTCGTAGGTCTTCTTGATTCCGCAATCGACAAAGAACGAGTCCTCAAGGGGAGCCAAGGCCCGCTCGGACATGCGCTCGATGTAACGGACAGCAGAGCCGTTAATCGTGCGACGGATGACGGCATAAAGGATATCCTCATCGCCTTCCGGGACAACGCAGATGGACTCGAACGTTCCGTCTGTCTCGTGCCGGTGCCAACCTGCCACGTTCTGATCAGGCATGTAGGTCATCCCGAGCAAGCGCCCGGAACGAGTGACCGCCCAAAGAATCTGATCGGGGGCCTTCGCCAGGGCGATATCGATAACCTTATCGCTATCAAATAGATGCGTTGCACGCACGGACAAGTCGCCTGTTGTAAAGCCCCCCGCCTGGTTCGAGTACCCCAACTCACGAATATGGGAGCCGCGCTCGGCGACATACAGCATCACGGAGTTAAGCACCTGCGGGTGTACCTGACTTGCACCCACATACGCTTGGGGTTTAACGGAGAACGACGTAGGCGACAAGGCGTCGGAGTTAACCGACTGCACACGCAACTCGGTGCTCGGTGTTGTCGTGATGAGTTGGCTTAGCGGAATCAGGTGGTTAATGCGCCCTGCTTCCTGCGCCGCCACGTTGAATTTAATGCGGTCGGAGTCCTGTACCGGAATACGATACGAAAAGTCCGTCTCAGTCCCCGGACTCGATAGCCACATCATGCGAGGACGCAGTACCGTTCCTGCATAAATCTTGCGCTGGTCAAAGTACCCGACGGCGCCCGGGTAGTCCCCTGCCTTGCCGGCCTCTGCGGTAGCCGTGGCACCGCTTCCGTTGCCCTGCGCCGTGCTAATGACTACAGTGGGGCTTGTATAGCCGGCACCGGCACGGATGATGCGAACACCACTAACCGTGCCGTTAGCAGCAACAATGGCTTTGAGCTCTGCACCTGAACCTGTCGGGTCGACGATGCCGACCGACGGAATGCCGGAGGCGAACGGCATGTCGTAGGTTGACCAAGTATTTTTTCCGTTCAGGAGAAGCCATGCGTCCTGAAAGGAAGTCCATCCGGTTCCCCTGCGCAGTGTCTCTATACGCACTTTCGGCTTACTGTAGCCGGTGCCGGGAGCCGTTATGCGAATGCCGTCAATAGTGATCCAATAATCTGTGACCGTTTCTCCGTCCACATCCTCATACGTATCGTGCGTCGTCGTGTAGACAACGGTTCCTTTTGCGCCATAGCCAAGCTGATTCTCATCGTAAATCTCGAACTTAGGGGCGCTCGGCGGACTGTAGCTGCCTTTATTGTTGTAGTGCATCACAACGTTCAGCCCCGTAAGTGTTGCCAGGCCTCCGTCGAGCGTTGAGTAACCGGAGCCACCGTTTGTCACCGTGACGGACGTAATACCGCCCGCTTGGTTAAAAATGTCGTCCCACCTGGGCGGGGTAATGCCATCATCGGCCTCTTTGTTGTTGTCAACAAAGCTTGTGGCCTCTGTCTCGCCGATATAGCCGTAAAGGCCGGAATACGTCTTGTACACACGGTAGCGGTCCGCATCGGGTACTGCCGTCCATGTGATCGTGTTCGAGGAATCGGTCAGGAACAGATTGCAAAGGACCTCGGCCTTTGTGCTTGCCGTCGATTCAATCGTTCCGTCGTTCGTGTCTTTGAGCGCCGTAACAACGTAATAAACCTTGTAGCGAGTCGGGTTAATACCCTCCCCGGTTTTACCGGTGTACGTGTTCGTAGCCGTCACGTTTGTCGGGGAGGCAATGGGTATCGAAAACTGAATCGGCGTTATCGTAAAGTAAACGCCGGTTGCATCCGAATGGCGCGCTAATGCCTGCGGCGGATACTTCGTATGCACCAAAGTAATTACGTCTGCCGACTGCGCATACTCAATCTCGTCTAAGTCAGCGGCATCGTAGGGCGTTGTAATTTCGTGAATGGCGCCGTTTCGATACACCGTCAGTCCGTACGAGTGAAAGCGTGCATAGTGGTCGCCGAGCTCGATAACACACGTTTGGTCGGAGTTAAAACGGAACGGAATCAGACGAACTTTTCGGTCGCCGTATTTCGTTTGCTCAACAAACGCAAAGCCCGTACGACGAACTGCAGGCCCTTGTACTCGGCAAATAAAGTTCTTGAGCGTTGCGCAACCCATCTGGAACTTCGAGTCGTCGATACGCCCGTATAGGTACGGCGCGACTTCTCCGCCGTTAAACGCATTTTGTAAAACACGAACAGCCATTAGCGTGCCCTCATCCACGGTGCTTTGTACGGCATATGCACTTGCATCATCGAGGCATCCAAGGTCTTAGCCTGTGTCAGCGCTTGCAAGTAGCGCTGCTGGCAAGTCTGCGCAAAGCTTGCGCCTTCTTTACCCTTGATGCGCTCACCTGCAATGTAGGTCGCCAGCAACCACGCCAAGGCGTCTGAAAAAGACGGTGAAAAGAGCGCCTCGGACGTGTCGCCGGCGATAAAGCCTACGACCGGATTCTCACAATCCGTATAAAGAATGCGCCCTGTACCCTTAGCTCGAACTTCATAGTCTCGGTCAATCGGGTAGTACAAAGACGGACGCATGCGCGTTGCATCTCGCAAGAACTGCAAGCGAAGACAGTTAGCCGGAAGCGCATAGGCTCCGTGCCAACCGAACGTTTCCGTTTCAGCAAGTTTTGCCAAGGGCTCCGTGCGCGAGGCAAAACTCCAGTCGTGCAGTTCAAGTAACTTATTTTTCGCAATGGGATAGAAAGCTTCGCAGGCTTTTCGTTCCTCACTCTGCTCGTCAGGCGAAGTCGTTGCCGCTGTTTCGCCGATATGCGAAAGCGCTAGGTTGTAAATCGATGCAAGCTCCATGTTCTCTCCTATTGCGAAAAAGGGGACACCCCGTCGGAGCATCCCCTGGTTACAGTACGTCTAAGGGGGTGCTCCCTTAGAGCGGATTGCCCTTGGGAGGAACGTTGTCGTCCCAGCCCCAAACCACGTGAGCGCTGACCTTGCCCGCGCTGATAGTCGTAGCACTTGTCGCCGTATCCGCAGCGAAGTTCGCACGCAGATACCGACGAATGTGCGCCGGAATGGGAAGGACAACCTTCGTGCCTGCCTTCGGACTCTTAAACGTACCGGGAGACGTCGCCGAGATATCGGCGAACGTCGTGCCGTCAGCAGAGTCCTGGAGCTTGAAGATAACGTCACCGGTGACGTCGGTATTGACCGTGAAAACACAAGCCAAACGGCCGTTACCGAAATCCAGATTAGGATCGGGTTTATCCGCACCGAAGTCAATCGTGTTGGTAGAGACCGCGGCCGCCGTAAGCGACTGCTTGTCTGCCAATTCCAAAGCCTTATCAATAATCATGAAACATCTCCTTTAATGATTAAGACGGGGGCGTGTAGCGCTTCTCGGTATTGGCGAGAGCATCAACACGACGAACCGGCACACCGTCGAACGACACGACTTCCTTGCCCGCGACTTCGCTCATCGTGATGTTCACGTTAGCAGCGTAGCGAATCTGCTTACGCAGGAACGTGCGAACGTCCTTGTTGCAGTAGAAAGCCATACGGCCTGTCGGATGCGGAATCTTCTCCAAGGCTTCCGTCATCAGGTCGATGAGCACCTTGCCATCCGTATCCTCCTTATCGGGATCCGGTTTGATCTTCAGATTCTCAAGGTCGATGTTCGCGATACGGACGATGTAACGCCAATCGCGCACACACAGGCCCATGTTCCACTTGTAGTGGGTTTTGAGGACTCGGTATTCGCCGCCGTCATCATCGAGCGCCGGCTCTTCGCCGAGGTCACGCATCGAGAGGCCCGCTGTCGAACCCTTCGGATACAGACCGAAGACCGTACGCGGTCCCCAGCAAACGAGATACATGGAGGCGAGTTTTCCGGAACGTGCAGTCGTACCGCCGGCATCAATAACGTTAACGGCGGTTTCAGCCGACTTGTCATTAAACCGCGCCTGTAAGCCCATGAATTTCTCAGGATCGATGGAACTATCACCATAGATAACCGCCTGCTGCATCTGCTGTGTCATTGCTTCGATAAACGCGGACTCTTCCGAGAGACGGAAGGATTCCGTGTTTCCGTTCAAATCGACAAGGGCTTTATCAACCCGAGCCAGAGCTTCAAGCGAACCAAGAGAATCTTTAATCTTCTTGGTCTTAGATTTACTCGGCTTAACGCCGTAGTTGAGCTTGCGCCATGTGGCGCTCGGCAAGCCGACTCGCACCGTCGTGACGTGCTCGGTTACACCGTTGGCCGGCAAGAACACCATGTCATCCAACATTTCGTTGGTTTCTGTCAGCATCTCGACAATGGACGTATCAATGCGGCCGCTCGCATCCGCACGCGAAACAATATCTGCAAGCGTGGGGTAAAGAGTAGAAATTACTGCCATACAAAAGGCTCCTTACTTCAAGTCCGGAAGCATTCCGGAATTCGGGTACAACTGACGAACAGGCGCGGGAGCAGAGGCACCGCCGGCTACACCCTTATCCTGTTGTAGGTTCTTCCCTAAGCGATAGAAGTGCCGCACCACTGCCGGATGTCGGCTCAAGCCGCTCGCTTGAATAACGGCCCGAAGGTCCTCGTCGGCATAGGCACGGTACCCGGCACCGGCGACGGCCATGTTCTCATTAAAGTGCTCACCGCCCAATTCTTTATCGGTTCGGCAAGCTTCCAACCACTGCTGCTGGTATCCGCGCACTTGAGCTTGGATAGCAGGAGCAAATGTGTTTACAAACTCCTGAGCATCTTCCTGACTCAGGTTATGTTTCTTTGCAATTTCAGCAAACGCTGCCGTCGTCTCTTCCGAAAGCGTGCTGTCGCCCATCTTGAAGGCCTCATACTTCTCAGGCGCTCCTGTGGGTTCTTGCTGTGCTCCACCGGCCTGCGCCTTCGCAGCAGCGGCCATCGGGTCCTCGACACCCTGCGGTTGCGCTTGAGCTTGCGCAGCCGCCGCCATCGGGTCTTCAACCCCCGCTGTGGACGGAGGTGTCGTTGCCGGCTCTGCCGGATTAGGAGACACAGCGGGGTTCTGTGCCCCCTGTGTTTGGGGTTCTTGTACAGGCGCCTGTGCGCCGCCTTGGTTATTCAAATCATCCATGAGCTTTCTCCTCAGGCTCGATTAACACTTTCCCACAGATATCCGGAGCGACTCGTTTAAGGTCCTTGTAGATTCTGTAGCCAACGGACCGAAGACCTTCCATGTACATCAACCGATAAGGCATGTGGACCTCGTCGGTTCGCAACGTCTCAAGTGTGTTGTCCATGAAGCACGTAATCCGGAACAAGCGCTTTAAGAAGCGCTGTCCTCTCGGCTGCTTGGCCAACCAAAGCAAGTCCTCGTCTGCCTCGGCACTCTTATCTTGGCGCTCTACCCCGACAGACTCTCCCTGCTTCGTGCGACGTAAGAGAAGTTCTTTTAGGTTGTCCATAGCACAATCTTCCCACTCTTTTTTTTAAATCTTGAACGCTTTCGGCTAGTACCCGGAAAACTGATTCATCAGCTCGGCGTTTGACGGTGTACTAGGCGTCTGCCCGGAAAGGTTTTTACTCATCTCGGAGAGCTGTTGCATCTGCTCCATCTGGGCCTGTTGCTGCTGCGCTTGGGCGCGTTGCTGACGGATTAAGGCCACCTGGTCGCTCGATACGATGAGTTGCGGGTCGATGCCCAAGGCATCGGCGTAATAGTCAACCCAATAATCAGAATTGAACTTGTCCGCAATTTCCGGTTTGAACTGCACCAGCACGCCTAGGTTCTGCGTAAAGCGGTCAATGGCATTGGTCGTAATCGCACGCTGTGCCTGCGCCAAAATGGAAACGAACTCAACGTTAAGCTCTTGCCCTTGTAACTCCTCAGGGATAGGCGGCAAGAGGTTAGCCTGCACAAGCCTGTCAAAGGTCAGGGCAATCAGGGGGTCTAAAAGCTCGGCGTTAAGTCGCTCAAGAACAGGACCGAGCATGAGCATCTTTTCTTCATGCCGCTCGGCCACTTCCGTTGCCGTCATCATGCGGTCCTTGCCCGAGGCAAGCATCATGAAGATGTCTTTGTAAAATGCCTGGTCGATACGCTGACGCACGTCGGCCATGTCTTGCGTAAGGTAGTCCAAACGCAAGTTCACATCGAATGCCGAACGCACCATTTGTGCCTGCGCCGGGTTGTCTGCCCAGATGCTTCCGCCCGGTTGTAAATCGGCACCGTTGTTCTTCAAATCCGCAGGCAACACCACCGGCGGATTGGCTTGGAAGGCAATGGCCGTAGACTTGGCCAACGATTGCTGTTGCAATTGGCGAAGGTCGCCCAACGCCTCCATGCCCGGACACGTTCCATAGATATCGCCCCCTGTCACATACCAACGGGCGGCAAGCACGGGAAATTGTCGAAAGCCCGTCTCTCTGAGGATTCCGTCGTCATCCCGTGCTCCCATCTCGAAGTACACGCTCCGGTAAGGCATGTTCTTGGAATCGCGCTTATGTAAGTCCCGATAGTCCCGAGGCTCGATTGCATTGACAACCGTCACCCAGTCGTCGAACTTACCGTTGTCGTACCTTTGCTTCGTTTGGCGAGAAAGGTGTTCGTACCCGAACTCCTCGGTAAGCGCGGCCACCGTCATGCGGAACTGCCGATACAGCGTATTAATGTTCCCACGGGGGCCCGTTGCAATGCGGTACTCGCCGATGGTCAAAGGCATGCAGTGGATGACCTTCTCGTAGTCATCAAGGACGATTGCCGCGCTCGTGCCGAAAGCCCCGAGCTCTTCATATGACATCTGCAACGTCCGATAGATGTTGGACTTGTTGTAGATCATCTGCATAAGAGCCGTGACTTTGCCCATCCACACCTTGACGGCATAGGCTTCATCGAGCTCCGGGTTCATTGTCGTGAGCCTGAACCAGGGGCGAGCAGGACTTGTCATGCCTGCCATCATGCCGCCGGCTAAGGTGCGCAAGGCTCGCGTACCCGTATTGTCGTAAATGTCGTTGTACCGCTGAAGGTCTCCGCGATTATTCTCCGTCGGCAAAAAGCGACCGGAACGCGGAAGCAGTACCTTACTGATTTCCCGATAATGGTCACGCCAACTGGAGAACTCAGTGTCCAAGTCCTGCCAACGGGACATGCACCGTGTGCGAAGGTCCTTCTCCGGCATAACTAGCCTCCGAGTAACGAACTCTTTCCGAGGTTCATCTTGTTACGGTCAACGCCCTGGGGACCCGTAATCATGGTCCCGCCGGTATCGCCCATAAGGCCTGCGCTCTCGCCTGCGAGCAAAGATTCCATATCGACCTGATTTTGGTTCTGGCGATTGAAGTTCTGCTCGTCTCGATTGAACTGTTCGCGCGCTGTCTTAGCCTGCATGTTCGCTGCTTTCTTCTGGGCGCTCGACTGCTTTTCGGAAGAGTAAATTGAGGCTCCGGCGGCGGCTACCGCGGCGATTCCAACTGCTACCCCTGACATATTTTCTTCTCCTTTCGGTTTGTTAGTAACTGAGCCGGATCACTACAAAACTCTTTCTCGGCCTCTTCAACCGTCTTTGCTTTCGTTGCAAAGAACATCGTGGCCCACGTGTCTTCCGTGGCGAGGAATGCACACTGTCGATGCGGAAGGCCCTCCATGACGAGATATCCGTGCATTTCCTTAGTGCCGTTACCGTCCGTAAAGAACCCGTGGCCGTACTGCACCAACTGCGTGGCACATTGCATCTCTACACCGATAATCAGTGTGCCTTTCGGTATAAAGATGGTTCGTGAGTAGACACCGGCATGTAAGTGATGTTCTGTTCGTACATCTGTTTGCGGCAACTCCTTAAAGCGCTCGATGGCCCGAGAGAAGATTTCCTTACTCGCTTCGGAGCACGCAGGAATCGAATTTTTCGCTGCAACAAGTTTCATACCTTGCACCACCAAGCGTTATGTGTGTGCGCCATACCGAGCTTCTCGCACAACACGTCATAAGTTGAACCGGGAGGCGCCATAAAGACCAAGCCGGGTGCTCCTTCTCGCCTCACCAAGTCCTTTACCGCGTTGATAAGTCGCAAGCCATTTGTACCCTTGCGATAGTCCTTTCGCAGATAAAACGACTCCATCGAAGCAATCGGGAACGCATAGTGCTGGCTGCGGGCGAACATCACGCCGACTAAGCCGACTAAGGTCTTACCGTCAAAAGCCCCGAGGCACTTGATTCTCCCGAGTTTGTCAAGCTCCCGATACCGTTCGAACTGCACGCTGGGGTTACCGATGGCCATGTTCTGTGTCTCTTGCTGATACTCCGTCGCCACATCGAGAAAGCCGGGACACTGCTCAAGCTCTTGGTAAGAAAGTTCGTGAATCTCAAGCATGCATTACCACCCAATAGATGAGGGACCAAAGAAAAGCTATCCCTGTCAAAAACAACAGCCACTGGGCAAAGTTCATACTTTTATCTCCGACGCTCTTCCAAAGGAACATGAAAAGCCTTAAAATTTCCCTCATGGATACGCCTCACAAGTCAGGTATCTGTCGTGCCCCGGATGCGTCAACATCGCGGGGCTTTACACTATCTTCGCACCGAAAATAAAAAATCCTGAACACTTTTGGGCGTTCAGGATTTTTCTCTTTCTAAATCAACGAGTTATCGTCGGGTACAGAACTTCAAATCGAAGGGGTCAAACTTCCTAGGGGCATCGGCGCCACCTCGAACACGCTCAGGGCCGACGGTTCTGTCGGACACTTCCCGGACCAAGTAGGCCCACGTAAGCGCCAAGGCGTCTGCACTATCGGGCGAATGTAGGCCCCTCTTTTTCATATCCTCTTTCTTTTCCAGCTTCGGACGACCGTCCATGTCATACTCGAATTCGATACCGGTCAGGTCGTCGAGCAGTTGCTGGTCGTTCGAGATAGAGCCCGTCTCAAGCCAACGCTTCATGCGTGCCCACATCTCCTCACGCTTTCGAGGATACAGTTCCGGGTCATCGGCCCCTTGGCCGAAGTTCACGCCTCGCACTTCTCGGAACCCATCGGCTCGCAGAACGTCCACAATGGCCCCGCCTAAGCCCCCCTCATCAAGGAACACGTAAACACGCTCGAACCCTTCACGGTAAAGCTCGTTAATCTTGGCCTTGACCAAGGCAATGACTCGGTCCCCGCTAAGACCGTGATAACGCGCAAAGGGTGTCGTCGCATCTTTCCCGAAGCGAGTCACAATGACGGTATCGTCATCGCCGAAGCGCGCCACGTCCACGCCGACGATTGCTGTAGCAATGCGGTGCCTGGCAGGCGCAGGACGGGCCATCGCATCCTCGGCAAGTTTGGTCGGAATGAACTGTGTCGTCGAAGCATTCGGGAATTGGCCACGGACACGAACACGGAAGAAGTCCGAATCCTCCCCGTACTCCTTGGCCCAGACGGCAATCTGCTCTTTGTTCGTAATCTGGGCTTCACGTGAGTCAATCTGGAACGTTTTCCACTGTTCACGAAAACGCCCGAAGCATTCCTTGAAGCGCCCCGTATTGCGTGTCGGGTTACCGAACACAAACCACATCGGCTCGCCGTCGGTCAAGCCGCCCTCAGCCACTTCCCAGATCTTGTCAGGAACGGCTGACGCTTCGTCGAAAATGTAGAAAGACGTCGAGGATGCGGCGTGCTGGCCGGCAAAGGCTTCCGAGTTTTCCTCTCGGCACGTAAGAGCGTCCACTCGCCACGATTCCGGCTCATCCTTTTGAACAACGGACGAGGCCTTGATATCGAACATATCTCGGACAAGCGAACGTTTAAGCCACTTGGAGATTTCAGCGAACGTTTTCGTTTCAAGCTGCGAAGCCGTGTTTGCCGTCACCGCGCCCTTCGCTCCCGGACGAGTGGCCATAATCCAGCAGACGAGCCATGCCGTAATGGCCGATTTTCCTAATCCATGGCCTGAAGCCACGGCAACCTGTACGGGCTTAACGGCGTGCACGCCGTCAAAGGCGTTGGCCCTGACTTGCTCGCCGACGTAGTCGAGAACTTCGCAGGCCCACTTGTCGGGGCCGTACTTGCAACCGGGATACCGCGAGGCCCACGGCTCCTTGAGTGTCACAAGCGAAAGCTCAGGCGTTGTGCCCCAAGGGAACGCCCACAAGACGAACCTTAAGGGGTCGTCGTAACACGCAGCAAGGTCCGCGAAGAAGACGTCATTGCCCGACATCGTCCCCTCCCTTGGGTATCTTCTCCCATTCTCCGATACGTGCCAGCTGGCGGTTAATCTTGAAGTCCTTGTACAAGTTGGCTTCTCGATCGCCCACGCTCAACAGATACTTGAGTTGCTCGAACAGCACCTCGCAGTCAATGACTTCCTCAATCACGGCCTCTCGTGTTTTCGGTGTCGGGCCGGCAAGGTGCTTCAAGATTGCCGTGTTCAATTCACGCAACTCCTCTTGCGTCTTTTCCAACTGATGACGCAAACCGTAGCGCGTCGCAATAATTCGTTCTCTTTCGTCCATGATTTCTCCTAGTCCATCGGGAGCCGAGAAGCGGTGGCAAGGATGCTTGCTCGACTCCCTCCGGAACACATTCCCTTCCTTGTGCGAGAATTGTTTCTTCCACAAAACAGCCCTCACAGGGAAGGAGAATTTTTATGCCGTCTTTGCAAGATCTTGAAGCCCGTATCGACAAGCTTGAAAGAGCCTGCGTTTCCAAAGACCAGTTAATTTCCGTACTTGCCTATGTACTCTGCACCAGACAACCGCTACAGCATCTAAAAGTTAATGAGAACACAGGCTTCCGAGACGTTCTCCCGGAAGACTTTCCGAAGTTCACTCAGAATAAAGTGGTTTTACGAACGGCTCTTGAGCATCATCTTTTCCCGTCTTTCCCGCCTTTGAAAGTTCGATAAATGCCCCGACCTCAGCGAGCAAGGGATACAAATCCAGCAGTTTTTCACTGCGCCTAAAATGCTCCGCGTCCACGCCTTCCGGTGCGTCCAAAACGCGCCGGACGACGTCTTCAAACTCGTCGTGTTGCTTACGCAACCGATACAACCTATCAATGATTGACAGGCGCAGGTATCGCTCCTGATCAAACCGGCACGCATCTGTCACGCGACTAACAAATTCATACTCCTCCGGCGTCTTTGCCATAGCAGCCATCATCGCCGCTAGGTTCACACTCTCGTTAATTGCCATATCTTTTCTCCCTCCTTCACTTCTCTAGTGTCTCAATACGCTCTTGCACGTCATTAAGAATGCGTGTTACATCAGCCCACGTATGCCACTCGAACGTCTCACAGCCTTCAAAACGCCGAACTAAGTGTCCGTACTGCTCCGCAAACCAGTTGATATGCTCTCGGTGCGTGAAGTTTTCATTGTCTATGATACGTTGCAAGTAGAACTCGGCCTTCTTCAAGTCCTGCAGTTCATTGCCCTTGTGCTTGGACCGGATGATGTACTTCAAGGCATTGCCCAAATCAAACGGAGCAAACTGCAAGATATCGATTGGCTCAACGCGAATCGACTGTTGCTCATAATGTGGCGGATGATTAACCATATCGACCATGTGTTTCCCTCCTTTTAAGCAAACAATTCTTTAATCTCTTCCTCGTCCTCGGCTTCCTGCCTGGCAGCTAACTCCTCGTCCGTAAGAAGTCGAAAGCCCTGCATCAGTAACCCCTTGTTCGTCTTATGTTTGTTAAAGCCGCACTCCACAAGCGATTGGCCGAACACCTTGTCGTTGGGGCAATACTCAAACCCACCCTCCTTGGCGCTCCATGCGCGCCACGAGGCGAAAGCGTCTTTGAGCAGCACCTCGGCATTGGCACTCTTAACGCACTTATCGGCAAGCCAACGGCCGATGTAGTTGCCTTGCTCCTGCAGCTGCTCGGTAAAGGCCTTCGCTGAATCAGACTGCGTAAGGCCGTACTTGCGGTACTTGCGATAGCCCTCGATGCACCAATTGAGAATGCCGGGCAGATTCTGTGCCAACTTGTCTTCAAGCCACGGGTCCATCTCGTGCTTGCCGTCGTCAAAATCCACGCCGAACTCGATAGCTCGGATGCGTCTCCAGGTGCCCTTGTCTCGTGTACGCACATCCGGGAAGTGATTCGTGGCCACAAACAAAACCCATGTCGGAATAATCTCCATCACGGAGTTGCTGTACAAAGCACGAGCCGTAAGGACGTCTCGGCTCACGAGGCGTTTAATCACCGCCTCTTGCATCGAGGCACCGAGCGCCGTCTCCGCGCTCACACAAAGCCGGGAGCCTGCCATGGACACGAGCGTTGCATCAGGCCCTTTGCCGGTCCCCTGTACCTGCTTTTCCGTCATCGTGAAGTAGTCCGCCGGCACGGCTTTGTGATAGCTCCCGAATACCTTCGAAAGCGTGTTGAGAAACACAGACTTGCCGTTACAGCCGCGACCGATTAAAAAGAACATCAGGTGCTGATTCGGCACTCCGCTCATCGCATACCCGACGACGCGCTGCAGGTAATCGGCCGTTGTCTCGTCACCCCCGGTAACCTCTTGGATAAACTGCTCCCAACGGGCGTTTCTCGCTCCCTCGACATAGTCCACGAAAGACCCCTTGGAAATCATGAGCTCGGGCTTTGCCCCCAAGAAGCGCCCCTTGGCCAAGTCCAAAACGCCGTTCCCGACACCGAATAGATTCGAATCTGCGTCAAAGTCGGCAAACTTGGCCGTCGTCGTGGCCTTCATGTCCTTGCAGACGCTCGTCAGGACACGGCTCATCGAGGCCCGGCACTTGGAGCGGAAAGAGAGTAATGCCGTTGCTCGTTCCTCAAAGCCCTGCTCCTTAATGTCCTTGGCCTCGTCTTCCAGGCCATACTCAATCTGGTTGAAAACCTGATGCTGGATGCAGACGTCGTCCGTATCAATCCAACGGCCGGTGGACTTGTTGCACTCGCGGAAGCGATTCGCGTCGGCAAGAAACCGAATCCTGTCCCCCGACTCTCGGATAATGCGGTGAACGATGCCCGTTTCACAAAACGAGTATTTTCCGTTTAACCCCAAGGCGTACCAGGCGTAGACAAACGAGCGCATCGTTTTCATCTTGGCCGGGTACTTGCCGAAGGTTGCCCACTTGGTCGCGCAGACGCCGGGCTTGTACTTTGCAGAGGATGCTGACCATGTGTCCCAAATGTTCAAACCCTCAACATCCCCTGCAAACTGATGATGCAGCGCCATGCCGACCTGAAGCCAGTTGTCGTAACTGTCTGCATCGATTTTCTTTTCCGTCGTCAGGTCCTCTAAGACCTTCTCAACGAAATGGGGCTTAAGCTCCATCGGTGCTTTCTGCGGCTCCCGACTCGTCCAATCAAGCACCTCCGTGCTCCCGGTTGCCGAGCCCACGGGTTGGTAGCCTCCGCGCTTGGCCACTTCCTCCTCAAAGGCGGCAATGCACGCTTTAAGATCTTCAAGCGTGATAGGGACAAAGTCGGAAGGACTCCAGTCCTCGGGACCAGCCCCCATTAGGCCCTCTTCCCACTCGTAGGCTTTGCCTGTATCCGGGTGGATGCCGTAGGCCACGAAGTAGTGGCCGACTCCGAGCATTTCGACCTGTACGGTCGTTTTGCCACCGTCCTTGGTGTACTTGACAGACGACATCTTTGAGAAACGCTCGTCAGACTTCATAGCCCCGAGAATCATGAACTTCGGTCGTTTACCGTGCCGAATCGGGTTCGTTTCCTCAAAGTGAAGAATCGTATCGAACCGATTGCGAACGGAGGCTGCGAGATCCGCATCGTCCTCGATATCGCAGTCAATTCCCAAGAGGGGGTGGTCGCCGTACCCGCAAAGAAGCCCTACGCCCTCGTCCTCCGGACGGGAAAGGCAGTCCTGCTCGGAAAGCGGATTTTTCTGCCATGAGGGAATACTCGGAATCTTACTGTTGGGCCTGACCGGAATGACGGCATAGCCCTTACTTGCTAACTTCGCGCCTTGCTCACGAATCATTTTTTCTTACCTAAATAGGACTCCTTCTTGCCTGCGATAATTGTGTTGTCAAAGCCATTACCTCAAACAAGAAGGAGAAACTTGTGCTCGATGCCGTTACAACTCTTCTGACAATTTGTTCCCAATGGTTTCTCAACCACTTCTCGCAGAAAGAGAATCTTCCGAGCATCTGCTTTACGAAGATTCGACAAATGTCTCCCGATACATACTGCTTTAGTTTCTGCATTAAGCCAGGCAAGGCTTCACACATCATCGAGCGAATTGAGATTCCCGGTTGGAAAATTGCGGAAGTACATCCCATGTGGAAAGACCCTGAGATTCAAAGATTTGTTTTTCCGGAAGATTTAGCGTTTACAGACTCTTTTGGCTTGTACCTGGAGAGTATGGCTTCGTCTTCTGCATCACGCTGGGCATCAATGTTCGGTAGGCCCAAGGCATCCTCGCACTTCCCGATGCGCTCACACATCGCCTTAAAGCTCGCTTGTAGCAAAAAGAAAGTTCTCTCGGATTCGCTGTTAACGTTCACGCAGGTCACTGAAACAAGATAGGCTATCCAGAAAAGGATGAGGACTGATACCAGATTGCAGACGGTTTCAAGCATCCTTAAGCCCCCTTCCCGATGTACTTGTCGTACAAGTTACGGATTTTGAGTTCGGTTTCAATACGAGGACGTTTTACGAGTCCTTTCGACAGTCGGTGCAATGAGGGCTCGCTAAGGTGGCACTCGCGTCCTATGCGGCAAAGGGAAAGGCCCCATGCTTGCAACTCGCGCACCATTTCAATAGGTCGTTTCAAGGCCAATGTTCTCTCCTGTATCAATAACGAACTGTATACGTACTATACTCGCACAATCAAGATTTAGCAAATAGTTACTAAAAAAGTATGAAATGCGTATTATGCGTGTGTACAATGCCGCCTTTAAAAAAAACAACGGATAACGACATATGACTTCGATTTTCGCCAATAACATCAAGATACTCTGCGAAAGATACGGGTTGTCTAATAACGAACTTGCGAGACGTTCTGGGATACCTCAACCGACAATATCTCGTACCCTGACCTCCAAATCGACACCCCGTGACGCGACCGTCCGAGCGTTGGCCAAGGCGCTTAACGTCGACCCGTGGGCGCTGCGCACGCAGCCTATCGTAGACGGCGAGACCGGTGTCGTAAGGACCCTCGCCCAGGCTGACCCCACAACAGCCGAAGAGCGCAGGGCCGCCGTCCGCCCGGCAACCCCGTCGTGCCACGTCGAGCCTGAAGTGCTCCTTGATGATGAGAAGAGGTCGCAGGCTTGGGAGACCGCCGTCACTGTCGCAAGAGAGGAGGGCGATGAGCCGACGCTTACCGCTTATATGCCCACCGATGACTTGGCCCCTGTCGTGCCCCGGGGCGCACTTCTTTACCTCGCCGTCGAGCCTTACCCCGATAAGCCTCGCTTAGAGCCCGATGCACCCGCTGTCGGCGTCGTAGCACTCGATAACGGAGGTAGGGCCCTCGTGCTCGGTACGCCCTCAGTTTCCCTCGGCCGTATCACCCTCAAGACCGCCTCAGGACAAAGCGTGCCCGTGGACCGTATCGTGGCCTACGTGGAGGGGTGGGCCGTCTTCAGGAGGCATCGGCAGCCTTAGCCGCCCGTCGCTCATCCTTGAGCTTCGTGCGGATCCGATCACGCGCCGCTCGTAGCTTCTCGGCCATCCCACCGCTCACTTCTGCCTTCGCATTCGGTCCGTACTTCTCAGGTGCCCATTTCTCCAACAGCTGCATTCTCGCTTGAAATGCCAACTTCCGCGCATAGGTGTTGTCCGCGACCTTCACACTCCGGGTAACAATCTCGTCGTTCTTGTCAAAGACCGTGATGCGCTCCTCAGTCATCATCGGCGTCGATGCAATCGTCAAAGCTTCCGCCGCCAGAGCATCTGCCCCCGCTTTCCGCGCTTCTGCCAGTGCCGTCGCAAATTCCGGCTTGAGCATCTGGTGCTTCAAGGCCGCATGACGGTTCAGCCCGCTCGCCGCACAGTACGCCGTCACCGTCCCACCGGCCGCAACAAAGTTCAAAATGTCCGGCTCAATCTCATCCCACGGAAGTGCACTTTGCTTCTTCCTCCCCTTCAAATGCTCCGCCCAGTTAATCACGTCAGGCTTCGGAAGTTGCGTCTTCGATTCCACTAAATGAACCGCATTAATGTTCGCATGCCAGCCACGCCGGCCACGGCCTATCGCTTTCGGCCTCCATTCAGGACGCCACTTGTCCGTGCGCCTCGGATCGTCTGCATCCTCCACAATCACCCCTTCTTCTCGCAACGCTTCTTCTGTCGGCGGTTTGACCATCGCACTGACCCTCGGATACTTGCCTTTGACAGGAGTAGGGGAGGCGGGGATAAGAGGGCCTTGTGCTTTTTTGCAAGGGTCAGAATGGATTTTGGAAGGGTCTACTACTTGGTCGATATTCCCCCTCGATTCGTGAAAATTTTTTGGGGGTACCCCCACCCCTGCTGCTTTTTTAAGAATTTTCTCCGGGGGTTTTGTTTCCGGCTTGTCGGCCGCGCCCGGCTCGGATGTCGCCGGGCTTACCGCGAAAAGATCGAGCATAATCATTCCCCTCAAAAAGATAAGCTAATTTTCCGGACTGCGCCGCGTGTAGCGTGCTGAGCGGAATGCCCGTAGCCTCGGCCACGGCTCGGAGGCTAAAACCTGCGTCCAGGGCGTCGATTGCCCGCCGCAACATCACCACCTTGAGTTTGTAGACTGCCATAAGCACCCCCAGCCGCCGCGCGCACATCGTACCTTGCCTAGATTTTAGGCAATCTTTACATTTCTCGCCACGGCCACTCGGGCACACGGCCACTCGGGCACACGGCTACCCGGGAGCCTGAGGCCCTGAGGCCCTGAGAGCCTGAGGTCTTGCCACGGTCAGACGGCCACACGGTGCCGGGCATGCAGGGGCTGCGAGCCTGAGAGCCTGGGGCCCTGAGACGCTGCGAGCCTGAGACGCTGCGAGCCTGCCGCGGGTACCGGTGCCGGTGAGCCTACCGAAGAGCAGCCGAAAAGCCCCCGATTTTCCGACTGTAAAGCGTGCCTATTTTTTAAGCACGCACCCAGCCAGGGGGCCTCAAAAATGCCTCTTTGCGACTTTTCGCATATGCAAATCCTTGCTAACCGTTGATTTTACACACTTTTTATAAAATTCCTTTTAAATTCAACCACTTATACCCCATTCGGTGACGATGGTGACGGTTATTTAAAACCCCCTATAGGACTTGCTTTTTTAATACTTTTTCACACATTTCAAACTTTTTATAAGCGTCACTCAAATCACTTTTCCTTATAAATCAATGTGTTAGCGTTTTTTCTTGCAAAAATCTGCAAAGTGATAACTGTTCAAATAATAACGGTTATCTATCTGCAAAAGATTGCAAGCACCCATCGGCGGCACCCCCTGGAAAAGCACCGGCACGCCTTTTTTCTTTACGGTTCTTTTGATTTTGGTCAAACTTTTCTTATACGTTATCTGTACATTTACGTACTAAACGCGTATAGTGCATATTACTAAAGAAACACTGATTACGCACTAATATTTTTTAGGAGACATAAAAAAATGACATTCCGCGATTACCTCTTTATCGCCGCTTCCGCCGTGGCCGGCTTTGCTTTCGTAGTGACCGCCCTCGCCCTGGTGGTGGCTGTGGGCTCGCTGTAACTCACTAACTAACAACAGTTAATCGGAGATCTAAAAAATGACAAACGCAACAGCTTTTTATGAGGCATTTGCTAAAACAGAATGCAATGCCTATCTAGGTAACGCCTATTTCAATACCAGCGCACTGCGTGACCCGGATTTTTTAGCCGATGCGGCTAACTCCCTGGCGACCTATCTTGAAGATCAGAATGCGGAATCCTGGCTCGATTTCCAGGTGTATCGCAACGATAACGGCGAGTACCAAGCAGAGGCAACGGTCGCCCTTGGCGGGCCTACCGCCTCTTTCACTTATGACAGCTATCGCGACCGGCTCACGTTCAATTACAGCTGGGCGAGCGAGAGCCTGTCCGTAGACGTCGACACGGACGCCGGGGCCGGCTTAGACCTGGCGCAGCTTATCCGCGACTACTCGGAGGCCTGATCATGAGCGTTAATCGTATAAGCACCCTTCAAATTCCGCGCACCTCTCTGCGCGTCACCGTTGACGAAAGCCTAGACTCCGGCGCCTGGGAGCCTCTGGACCGCTGTGCCGGTGAGCCTTATGGCGTGTATCGCAGCATTTGCCTTTATCTATCTGATACAGAGACGGCAACCATCGCTAAAAGCTACGTCGATGCCGTCCTAACTGACGGCGACGATGAGATCGGTTTTCAGGCCGACCCGGACCGCGGCGACTGGGACGGCGATGCGGCGATCGTGGCCGCGGCCAGCGCCCACAGCCGGGCGATCTATTGGACGTGTTTCGAGCTGCTTAATCGGCTCGGTGCGGCGCTCGAACCGTCCGCCCGGGCCGCCATTGAGCAGCAAAAACGGGGAGCCTAGGCCATGGATGACGGCCTTCCCCCCTCTTGGATCATCGGATTTATCGCCGTGCTCGCCGTGAGCGTCTTTTTGGAGGTGCTCGCGGTCGAAGGGATCATCAATATTTTTTAGGAGATAAAAAAAATGGCAAAACTTTTTAAAAACGACGGGGCCCTGACGCAATGGGGCCGGACAGTGACACACGCCCTGATTTGTGCAAATAGGGCAGGTCTCAATCGCAGCTGCACATCCGTGTTGCGTAGGTTTCACGGAATCGAATCCCGCGGCCGCGGCCGGTTTACTCGATTGTCTACCGCAAAACACGATGACGCTATAGACCTCCTAGACGCTCTGGGCGTCGCCTATGAGCTGGGAAACGACGCACCCCGCGGCGGGCAGGTCGGCACTTTCATTCAATTTGAGGAAGAGGCGTTCTGTGAGGCGCTTTTTTCGAGGCTCTCGTTCAAATAGACGCTGCGCCCCCGGGCTTCGGGGGCACTTTTAAAAGCCGGCCCGGTGTTTTTCTCACACTAACCGACTTGACCGACTCGCACCGGACCGACTTTTAAAAGTGACACAAAACAATAGGAGGCTTATATGAGTCTAGAAAGCTCTATCGAATCCCTAGCCGGTGCGCTGCAAGCGCACGCCGGGGCACTTGAGAAACTCGCGGCGGCTCTAGCCGTGCGCCAGGCGGCAAACGCTGAGCGCTTTGCCCCTGACGCCCCCGCCACTGCCCGCGGCGACTGGGAACCCGGCGGCTGTGAGGCCGTGGAAAAGGACGGAATCCCGGTCAAGCCCGGCGAGGACCCTTTCGATCCCCCGTTTGAAGCGCCTGCCAAAGCAGCCGAAACGCCGCAAAAGGCCGAACCCGAAACCGCGCCCGTAGCTGAACAAGCGGCCGCGGGAAAAATTTCGGAAGAAAAGCCGAAGGCGTTTTCTCTGGCCGATGCCCGCAGCAAAGCGACCGCGCTTTTAAAGAACCGCGGCGCCGATGCGCTCCGGGGCCTTTTGGACTCGGTGGGCGTGAAAAAACTATCCGCCCTAACAGCGGAGCAGATTCAGGTTTTCTGCGCAAACGCCGATAAGGCTTTGAAGGAGGCCTGATCAATGCCGGGTAAACACGCAATATTAAGTCCGAGCCACGCCCACACCTGGGCGTGTTGCCCGGCTTCCGCCTGGCTGGAAAAGGGCGTTCCCAATCCATCCTCACCCTATGCTGAGGAAGGCACGAAAGCGCACTCCCTAGCTGAACGAACACTTCGGCAAATGTTCGAGGATGCGCCCTGCACGCCGGAGGATATCCGTTTCTCGGAGGAGTGCGGCCGGGAAATGGGTGAGTACGTCGGCGAGTACGTGCGCTTCGTAGCTGAACGAATCGCCGAGGCAAAGGCGTCGGATGAGTGCGCTTATATCGCTTTCGAGCATCCGGTTGACGTTTCACCGGTTACGTCCGAGGAAGGCGCAAAGGGCACGATTGACTGCCTTATCGCCTACCCCGGCCACCTGTGGGTGATTGACCTTAAGTACGGCGCCGGCGTGCCCGTGTCAGCTGAACGAAACGAGCAGCTTTCAATCTATGCGGCCGCGCTCTGGGATGAGGTCTCGCTGCTTTATGACGATATCGAGCACGTGCATTTGGCCATCGTGCAGCCGCGTGCCGGCGGTGTGAACCAGTGGGAGCTGACGCCCGAGCAGTTGGAGGCGTTTAAGGCGAACGTGCGACCCCGCGCCGAGAAGGCAATCCGCTTTTACAACGAAGAGGAGAAGCCGACGGTCGGGCAGGACGATTACTGCTGTAACGAGTCCGTTTGTCGGTGGTGCCGTGGCAAAGCCAAGTGCCCGATGTTAGCTGAACAAGCGGCCTCGGCTGCGCTTGTGGACTACAAGGACGATGAGGCTAAACCCGAAGCCGTGCAGGTCATTCGTGTTCCGGACGATCCGGGGAAACTCGCTAAGGCCTACAGCCTCCTGCCTGCTCTGGAGACCTTTACCAAGATGGTCCGAGAGTCCGTCACGGCGCGCCTCGGTCAGGGCGAGAAGATTCCCGGCTACAAGCTAGTCGCCGGTCGCAAGGGACCGCGCAAGTGGGCAGACGATGCCCAGGTGGAAAAACTCATGAAGAGCATGCGTTTGAAGCGTGAGGAAATGTACGACTTCAAGCTCATCTCTCCGACCAAATTCGAAGAGGCCTTAAAGGCCAATCCGAAACTGCTGGGTACCCAACAGCAGCAAAAAATCCGTGACTGCGTTACGCAGTCCGAGGGTAAACCCTCAGTCGTAGAGGAGTCAGATAAACGGCCGGCGATTACGGCGGCAAGTTCCGCTGATTTTGAAGCGATTGAGAATTAAAAACGTTGATTTAATTTTTAAAAGGTAATTCAAATGGCAAAGATTATTTTGAAGAATGTGCGGATTAATTTTCCGCGCCTGGTGGTCGCTCAAGAGAACCGCTACTCGCAAGACGGACGCAAGTTCTACAGCGCCCAGATTGTGATCGCGGAAGACGACAAGGAGAACTTGCAGAAAGTCGCTGCGGGCATGAAAGAGGCCTTTGTGGCCAAGTTCGGTGACAAGGCCGGGCGTGTTTTTGCTGCCGCTAAGGAGAACAAGAACACACGTGGCCTGCAGCACGATACCGACCGCCACCGCTGGTACATCAATGCAAAGCGCCGGGAGGAGAACGGTGCCCCGATTGTGTACTCGGCTGACTTAAAGCGGGTGCTTACATCGCAAGCGGATATGCCCCGGTCGGGCGACTACATCGACGTAGTCGTGCAGTCCTGGTGTTATGACGCAAGCGGCTCAAAAGGCGTGTCCTTCGAGCTCGTTTCGGTTCACTTCCGTAAAGAGGGTGAGCCGTTCGAAGGCTCCGGAATCCGTGCGACGGCTGACGACTTCGAGGCGTTAGCCACGCCGGTTGCGGCCAACGACGACTTCGCTGACGAGTTGGATGCGTTTAGCTAAGTAGAACATCGGGTTGGCTCCTGACGGAGCCTTCCCGGTAAAGCCCCTGGCGACGGAGGCTTTATCGGGGAACCGGAGGATGTAGTGCTCGTCCATCGTTGGGTGGACTCTCCGGCGGCCCGGGGCTTTTGTTGATTCCCCAGGTTCTAAAGGGTTTCCGGTTTTGGCTTGTATACGTTGCCGTCATTTCCTGGTCCCTGTCGTCCGGTTACCCCGCGATATTTTTAAGGAAAAGCCATGTTAGTTTTTGCGGACATCGAATCTTTCAACCAAATGCCGATTAGTGTCGGCACACACAAGTACGCAGAGACAGCGGAGCTTTTGCTTTTCGGCTACGCACTTGCCGATGGTCCTGCCAAGGTGTGGGATGCAACGTGCGAGCCTGTGCCGGCCGATCTCGACAAGGCCTTGTGTGACGAGGCAACGCGCCTCGTGTTCCATAACGGCATGCAGTTCGATTCCGTCGTGCTCGCGCACGTATTGCCTCAGTACGACTGGAGCCCTAAGCGCATCATCGATTCGATGGTCATTGCCTACGAGCACGGCCTTCCCGGTGCTCTTGCGGACCTGTGCAAGGTCTTCGGACTTACCGAGAGCGAATCGAAGATGGCCGACGGCTCGCGGCTTGTGAACCTTTTCTGCAAACCCCTGCCCTCTAACTGGAAGGACCGCAGAGCGACGAGAGAGAACCGCCCTGCCGATTGGGATTTATTCAAAGAATATTGCCGTATGGACATCGTGTCCATGCGCGAGGTATTCAAACGCCTCCCGAAGTTCAACTGTACGAAAGAGGAGCGAGAGATCCAGCTCACGGACGCAGCCATTAACCGCCGTGGGTACCTTATCGACCAAGAGTTGGCCAAGGGTGCCTTGCGCCTTGATAAGGAGCACAAGGAGGGCCTCGCTATGCGTACGGCTGAGCTCACCGGCGGCGAAGTGACTCGGGCCACGCAGCGCGACGCTATGCTCAAGTTCATCGAGAAGCAGTACGGCTGGCGCTTGTCGTCTATGACCAAAGCCGAAGTCGAGCGAAAGATTGACGCCGACGATGTGCCGGAACCTGTTAAGGACCTGCTGCGCCTGCGTCTTGCGAGCGCGGCCACGAGCGCTACGAAGTACGAGAAGGTGCTTGATGCCGTGTCATCGGACGGGCGCTTGCGCGGCACACTCCAATTCCGTGGTGCGATGCGAACCGGGCGCTTTGCCGGGCGCATCTTCCAACCGCAGAATCTCGCCCGCCCTGCCTTTAAGGAGGCGGGATTCTTCGAGGCTATCGATTTGATCAAGGCAGGAGTGGCCGAGTCTTTCTATGAAGACGTGCGCCCGGTCCTTTCTACGTGCTTGCGAGGCCTCATCGTCGCGCCCGAGGGTAAAACATTTGCCGTGGCCGACTGGAGCAACGTGGAAGGTCGCGTACTCGCTTGGCTTGCCGGCGAGGAGTGGAAGCTCAAGGCCTTCTGCGATTTCGATGCAGGGCACGGACACGACCTGTACAAGATGACGTACGGCAAAACATTCGGCATTCGTCCGGAAGATGTGACGAAGCCGCAACGGCAAATGGGCAAAGTGCTAGAGCTTGCCCTGGGGTATGGGGGCGGAGCGGGTGCGTTTGTCACGTTCGCCAACGGATACGGAATGGATCTGAAGGCTGTGGCCGATGACATTTACGCCGCCCTCGATCCCGTCATCGTGGCCGAAGCCGATAAGTCTTGGGATTGGTTCGTTAAGAACGACCGCACGTGCGACTTAGACAAGCACACGTTTGTCGCGGTTGACGCTGTCAAGCGCGCCTGGCGTTTGGCCAACCCGCGTATTGCCGAGTTTTGGGACTTAGTAGGCACGGCTTGCATTAACGCCATTGAGAACCCCGGTATCGAGTTTCCCGTGCGTCGGGGCATTGCGGCCAAGTACGACGGTCAGTATCTGACGGTACGCCTTCCTGCCGGCCGCAAGCTCGTGTATGCCAAGCCGAAGATTAACGACGAGCAGTCGGGGTCCTTTACGTACCTCGGCATTGATCAGAAAGTGCGCAAATGGTGCCGACTCGAAACCCATGGTGCCAAGTGCGTGGAAAACATTGTCCAGGCGACAAGCTGCGACCTTCTGTGCGGTGCGCTTGTGCGCTTGGAGAAAGCAGGCATGTGCCCTGTGATGCACGTGCATGACGAGATTGTGTGTGAGGTGCCGGAAGTCAACAGCCGAAAGGCCTACGACTTCTTGGTATCCGTTATGACTAAGCCTACAAGTACGGTTTACAGGGGGCTACCGCTCGCTGTAGACGGCTTTGTAGGCAATCGATACAAGAAGGCGGACTAACGATGAGTGAAGTGAGTTGTAAGGATCTTTGTATTAAGGCAACGGGAATGGCCGTCGAGAAGGACGTTGAGACGGGACGTCTTCACATAACGTTCGACGGCGAGGAAGGTGGTGTGACGCTTGTCGTACCCGCGTATCACGCCCTCGGGGTTGGGGTTGAAATCCTTGCGAAGGCAAAAGAAGTCATTGACGACTTCTACGATCGAGTTGCTGAGGGCAAAGGAGCGAAAGCATGACGACGCCCGAGGGTCGCGTGATTAATAAGTTCCTAGCGCGGTGCAAAGCGCTCGGGCTTGACGTGCGCAAGTGCGCATGGGAAGGCAGGCGTGGGGCGCCTGACCGCTTCGTGATGGTCAATGGCCGCCATTATTGGATTGAGTTCAAGGCGCCGGGCGAGAAACTTCGCCCGCACCAAGAGAGGGAGATCGCCCGGATGGAGAAAGCAGGTTGTCGGGTATTCGTTATTGACAGTGAGGATGTAAGTCCACTGGATTTAGTTTAAAGGAGGAGGTATGGACGCAAGATTTTTGACTTTAGCTAAGACGGGCAGTCGCATCGAGCATGAGCGTGCCCTAGCGGAGGACTGCATGACGCTTGTGAGCTGCATCCTTAAGCGTCAAGGGAACGATTCCTCGCACTACACGTTCTTAGAACACGAGGCTATGGCCCGCGTGCTTTACAGCATTAATCTCCTGTTGGCCAAAGACGGCGGCGAGGACCAAGTGCTTAAGGAGTACGGAGCAGTGCTTAGTGCCCAGGCGAAAATCGCGGAGGGGCAGCAATGGTGACGTGGACCGTATTCAAGCCATTCGATGAGACGACGTGGCCGATTAAGAATCTGCGGATTCTTGCAAGGGTCAGGAGCACCGTGACGGCACTAAGCATCTGTCTGTATGCCATGCGTAAAGGCGACGAGTTCCGTCCCCTGCTCTACAAAGACAAGCGAATCCCGCATAAGGAAATTATCTCCTGGCGCTACGCGCCGGAAAAGGAGAAATTCGAATGAAAGAACTAGATGAGGCATTCGTGTTCGCATTAAAAGTATCTTTCGGTCTGACGGCCGTTATCGCCATGGCTGTGGGCGGCGTTGTCTATGCCATGTGCCCGTGGATTCTGTCATGACAGCTTTTACGCCGCGGCCGTATCAGAAGCGCATCATTGATGCGATTGTCGAGCATCCGCGCTTGGCCGTTTGGGCCGGCATGGGCCTGGGCAAGACCGTGTCTACCCTGACTGCGCTCAAGCAGGTCCTCGACTTTTTCGAAGACGGACCTGTGCTCGTACTTGCTCCCAAGCGCGTGGCGGCAACAACGTGGCCGGAGGAAGCTCGCAAGTGGGAGCATTTAAAAGGTTTGCACGTTATCTCAGCGGTCGGCAGCAAGGACGAGTTTCTCAATGCCATCACGTCCACAGCGGACGTGTATTGCGTTAACTACGAGCGCATTCCCGACTTAGTTAAGTATTGGGGACGCGGGTGGCCGTACAAGATTATCGTTGCAGACGAATCGACACGGCTCAAGTCCTTCCGTCTGCGTCAGGGAAGCCAGAGGGCGCGTGAGCTCGGCCGCGTGGCCCACCTTTACTGCAAGCGCTTTATCGAGCTGACAGGAACCCCGGCACCGAACGGCTATGAGGACCTGTGGGGGCAGATGTGGTTCATCGACAAGGGTAAGCGCCTTGGCAACTCAATGTCTGCCTATCACGAGCAATTTTTCACACCTAAGCGCGTCGGGGCGAACGCCTTTGCCGTGCAGTACGACTTGCTCCCGTTCGCCGATGAGCAAATCCAAGAGCGCTTGCAGGACGTAACGCTCAAGATTAACACCGAGGACTATTTCCCGGTCGATAAGCCTATTGAGTCGGACGTGCACGTCACGCTTCCCAAGAAGGCGATGGAGCTGTATCGGGAAATGCAGCGGAACCTGTTCGTTGAGTTGGCCAACGGCGAATCGGTTGAAAGCCCCAATGCGGCGGCAATGACAGGACGGTGCTTGCAGCTTGCGGGTGGTGCCCTTTATACGGAGAACGGAGATTATGTTACGACGCATGACGAAAAGATATCGGCTTTTGAGTCGATTGTTTCCGAAGCATCAGGTGCGCCACTTCTCGTTGCGTACCAGTTTAAACATGAATTGGATCGTATTCGGAAGGCCTTTCCGGCTGCGAAAGTACTCGATTCGAATCCCGCGACTATTCGCGCCTGGAATCAAGGGAAGATTCAGATGCTTCTCGCGCACCCGGCATCGTGTGGTCACGGGCTTAATCTGCAAGATGGCGGGAACATCCTCGTGTTCTTTTCTCGCGGTTGGAACCTTGAGGAACACGAGCAGATTATCGAACGCATCGGGCCGACACGACAGAAGCAGGCAGGACATCCCCGGGCTGTCTTTATCTACAACATCGTAGCCGACGGCACTTTAGACATGGCCGTGGCCGAGCGACTGGCCACTAAGCGCGGCGTAATGGATATTCTTTTGGAGAAAGTACATGGATAAGAATTTCGCACGAGAGGTTGCTTTGGAAGTCGTGAAGCTACAGGCGAGCCTGCTTACCTCCACAGGGGTCGCCCTGCTCTGCGGCTACGATGAGGATTCTTCAGGATTGAGAAAGATTCTCCGTGACCCGTCGTTTCCCCGTCCTATCCAGCTAGTAGAGGGCGGACGGAACCGCTGGGTCAGGGAGGAAGTAGAAGCCTGGCTCAAGGAGCGCGTCAGGCTGTATCGCGCCGCCAATGAGTCAGTTTTTGCACGTGACATATCGCGGATGTAGGTGTTAGGGTTCGGCCCAAAGTATGAGCCCAATAGCTATGAGGAAAATACTAAAGCCAAGTGCTGTACCTAACGAAAGCCCATGGGAAACAAGGACATTCCCAACAAAGCCAACGAAGGCCATGCCGAGAATGCCTAAGATGCCGCGAATTATCAGCTCTTTCAAATCTTCCATGGCGTCTCCTATTTCAACCGTTTCGCAATCTCTTGTGCTGTAGCGCGGTAGTAACGCATGAGCATCTTCAGGTCTCTGTGGCCCGTCTGGCGAGATAGTGCCATCACGTCGAGCCGCGGAGCGCCCGTCTCGGGGTCAGGGCTTGCCGCCCACGTAGCGAAAGTCGCGCGTCCGTCATGGAAGTGTAGCCCCTCTTTAATAACGTTGCCGTGCGAGTCGAGCACGGGCCCTAGCCCTGCCCTGTCGCGGACTTTGCGGAACAGGGCGTCTCGTAAGCCCGAGCGCATTTGGAAGAGGTCATCGCCGTTGGCTTCCTTTACCAGGGCAAGAAGGCGCAGGGCGTCTTTACCGAGGGCAACATCTCGCCTAGTGGCCGTCTTCGTGGCGCTTGCAGGCAGGTGGATTACGCAGCCGTCTATCCAAGATACTTCAATCTGTAGTATCTCGCCGGCTCTCATTCCCGTCCGACACGAGAAGAGGAATGCGGCGATGACCGTCTGCATGTTATTGCAAGGCGGACTCTTGCCATCCCAGCCTGAGGCGGCAAGCAGCTTCTCAATGTCTTCGTCCGAGGCCACACGTTCCCGATGCTCGGGAGGACGGGGAAGTACAAGCCCCTTGGTCGGACTTTCGAGAATAAGATCCTGCGATTTTGCCCAAGCGAATACGGCTGACAGGGTGGCTACTTCCCTGACTACTGTTGCCGGCGCAACCTCGGTCGTGCGCTCATCGACGAATGCCTGTAGGTCTCGGTGCGTGACCTTGTCCAAGCGTATGGAGGCGAAGGTCCTGCGCGCCAGGGCAGTCAAGCGCAGGCTTTCAGCGCGAGCGCCACGCTTCTTGGCAGACATCTTGTCGCGGTAGGCAAGCATTAAATCGGCCACGGTAACTCGTGTCGCCTTAATACTCGGGTCCATATCCACTACGTCACGAAAGCGCAGCGCGAGTTTCTTGTCTTTAAAGGTACGCTTAGTCTGTTTGCCATTCACGCGGTACGACACGGCGTACGTGCCTGAAGGAGTTTTGGAAATGGAAGCCATAGTTGCGGTAACAATTTCGGTAACAAAAAAGTAACAAAATACGCCGACCTATGCCGACTTATGCCGAGTTTACCGCAAAATAGGGAGGGAAAAAGGCTTTAAAAACAGGATATGCAGGGAAATGCAGGGTTTGAAGAAAGGGGACTTGGTGCACGGTACT